CCCCAGTTTATTTCATACGCATCAATGCGACCGTAGCCATCATATTCACCAATCACAGGCTCCTTCCCTTCTCGGAGAACAACAGCCTCAGTCATGTACTCCCAACCTGCGGGAATATTGTAGGGTGATTTGATTGAGTGGTCACACTTCTTACATTGCCAACTAAATAGTCCCATTACTTGCCCTCAATTACACCCATGAACCAAAGAACATAGGTGACGAAGATGCATCCATGTGATGCGGCTCCAAGAACGAAAAAGAGGCACATGGCTCTCTGTAACATATTATTAGTAATTTCTAGTTTCATAATTATTTATCCTCCATCAAGTTATCATAAGTATCCTGCAAAACATCATCTTCCATGTCTGCAAACATACGCGCAATATAGTCCTCTAGCAGATCCCGCAAAATAGCGGCAGGTTGATCCAACTCATCTGCTGTAAGATCAGTAACCATTTGCTCACGCAATATTTGGTAATCATCGTTGTCTGTGCCCACATTAAATAGTGTGGCGTTAATTTTCGGTCTACTCATTCCCATTCTTCCTCTTCTTCCTCGTTGTTTACTCGTTCCCATTCTTCTACACCCTCTGCATCTGCATCATTGAGGACATCATTAAATTCTTCAACAGTAAATCCCCAGTTCAAAGAATGCGTAAGGAGTTCACCGTCAGAGCCTTCTGCATATCCAGCGACATACACTCCGTTCTCGTCAGCATCAAAAACACAACCACACTCAGTATACTTGAAGATATACTTTTCCATGATTTGTTTAGCGTGCCACTCAGCATCAGCTTGACCTCCTCCACTCCACTCATCTAAGAGTTGAATACAATTATTAATCTTCATTCTGCGTCCTCCATAAGACGATAACTATCTCCATCGAATGCCCAGTCCTCTAACTCATCAATAAGATAGTTGGCATCATCCAAGCTCTTCTCAATTCTATAGACCCAGCCATCAACTCTCTCAATAGTAAGATCATCTAGGTCGTAGTGATCTTCTAGTGAATGAAATTTACTCACAGCCTTAGACAGATCGTGCCATGCTTCCTGCATCTTATCATGAAGGCGAGACTTCTCTCTTTCTAGTAGGGTTCTAGTGGGTGTATTAGAGGGAGGCATAATTAGTTTCCTCAACTTTGTAAATAATATAACCAGAAGTTCTGTGAATGATAGGGTAGTCCAACTCAACAAAAGTTTGGTAAGTTCCTGTAGTAGTCCACCCTTGTAACTTACTTTTGTCTGCTCTAACCGAGAAGTAAGCCACTCCATCCTCAGTCAGCAAACTTTTAACCTGCTTGATAACCTCTTCCCGTTCATAAGAAGTGGGAATAACATTCAAAACATAGGTACACAAAATAGTGCGGTAATATTTATGAGGAAGGTGTTGATAATCAGGACCACTGGGGTCATACCCGTCAATCTTAAAATGATTTACATCAGCCCCTCTCCCACAACCATAGTCTAGGACTGGCCCTTGTATGTCGGTGTTGTTATATAACCAGCGTGAAGGAGAACTCGGCTTGCTGCGCTGACCCGCAGTTCTGTGATATTGTGTAGTAGAGTGTCGTTTCATGCGCCTATTATACCATAATCTGAGCCTCAGTCAACACAAAAACGAAATTTATCGAAAAGAGTTAGGGGCCTCTCTATATACTTTAGAGGTAAATCATGCAAGATGTTTTCAGACCATATTCATTAGTTGTTAGAGGTGACGATACCGATGCCTCCTCTATTACGTTAGTAGATTCAGCAGGCACAGCCCTAAAGTGTAATTATATATCAATCCAGGCGTCTGGTGAAGATGGAGGGTTTTATAGAGCAGCTATAGACGTTACAGGCTTAACAACTCCCCTAGCCTCATGGCCCACAGTGGATGGGGCAATCGACGTTACCACAAGCGCTGCCCCTTGCCAATTTGCAAGCACGGCTAATGGGGCTGTAGACTTTGTTTTGCTTCCTACGGATGTTGCGAGTGCGGTAAACATACGCCAACAGCAAGCTGATGATACCATATATTTTATATCCTATGGGTACGTAAAAGGTCCTACCAACCCCAACAGAAATGAAGACTATCCTTCTGGATCATAATAAATGCTCTTCGCAAGATTTAAGCCAGGGAAAGAAATACGCCCAAGATTTAGTCCTGTAGCTCTCCAAAGAGCCAGCGGAAACGCTACTCAATCTTCTTTAGTATTTTATGAAAGCAAAACAAAATACGCAGTATTTACTTTTAAAAGAGGAGGAAGCCGCAACAATGGGTACCGCGCTACACTCTATGCGACTGGAAGCAATAGGTTTAACTTTAAACTATTTAATGCAGATGGTTCGGTAGTTTCACAAAAAACGGTTACAACTGGAATGGTTAATATGCCTGCGGGAATTGCAGGGAACGCTAAGTTAGGCCCTCTCCTCAATTGTACGGTTGTGGGGACTTTTTCCACCGCGCCCACTCTATCAGGAGGGACAGCATTCGCAAATGCTTCTCGTTTTGGTAGAGGAAGAGGATAAACTTACGCACTTCCCTCAATGAGTTGCCAGTCATCAGGAGGCAGAGAATCCTCCTCACTATCCTCTGGTCGTTGCTCTAGATGCCGATTCATTCCGAGCAGGGCGTATCCCACAATATCTCGATAGGGATTCTCATCAAAAGCACTAGGATCGTTTGCCAACCTAAAAAGTTTATCAAGGATCCTAGCAATAGTAAGGAGATCGTCATATTGATTGAGGTCGATGCCTTCTGGGAACATCTGGCGTAAGCACTCACCACTCCTACCAAAAGAATCGCCATAAGCCCGTTGCTTATCGTGTACAAGATCTCCAACTGCGTCACCTAACTGTGAAAAAATGTTATTCGTCATATTTTAATTTCTCTTCTAATTCATCTATTTTGTTGAGGAACGCTCTGCGATCCATATAATTTACTAAAGCCATAGCCACTATCTGTCTTGAAGAAATAGATCCAGCCACTAGATTGGCATACATCTCTACTTCATCTAAGTAATTACGCAAATCCAAAGGTAACTCTTTTACCCTCAGCATCTTACAAGCACAATCATGAATAAATGCTTGAACAGCCATCAAAACCACATAGGGATGGGTTCCCCTAACTCCTCTGAAACTTTAAAAAGCTCATCGTAGATATTCATCACTTTTTGTGCGGAATCTCTGTACTCCCCCTCACTTGCAATATGCTTATTATACTTCGTTGTATGAGCCGCAAACGTGCGGTCGTACTTCTTTTTTAGTTCATCTCTTTCTTGTTGTAGGTTTTTCATTTTTTTAAAGTATAGTTAAAGGGGTTGGTCCGTTAAAACGGGAAGACCACCTCCGTAGGAGAAAGTTCCTGGAGGAGTTCCTTGGTTAATGTGGTCGTATGCTGTCCTTTCTACATCTATAATTAGCACAACGCGAGTTTCATCACTTCTATTATGACATGAATGCCATACTGTATCATCAAAAGAAAAACATTGTCCCCGATCCCACCGTTTAATAATATCACCAACTATTAAAGCAGCGCGGTCTTGTTGTTTTGGAATTATTAAAGGTAATTGAAATCTTACCACCGAATTAGTAAAGCCTGTATGGGGAAGAATTTCAGTTGAAGGTTTCATTACGGAGAAACTTGCACTCGATAGTCCTGGGATGTCTTTCAGCAGTTTCCAGGTCTTAGGACAGGCTTTACAATTCCTTTCAACCTTTTCATGAAAGAACATAAACGGAAAAACCTCCCAATCTCCATTATACATATCCTCCTCAACATAAGGAAGGAAACCTGAGAGGCTTTTTGCTGCCTCTTTAACGGCAGAAAGCTCTACCTCTCCTGCATACACATCCTCTTCGCTATGAGTGAAGTGGCTTGAGACCCTATCATATTCCTCAAGTATATCTTCCCAATGACGTTCTAGACTCCTAACAAACGGAAAGCACGACGTTTCATAAAACATGGTACCTTATTATAGTCCCCCACCTATTTCTTTTGTAGCTCTTCTCGTTTCTTCTGCAACTTCATCGTAGTGATCCTCCTCCAAATAAGCCAAGAGTTCAGTATAAGCAGACAAGCGGCCCTTTGCGTACTCTTGCAAGGATGTGCCTCCATCCGTTCTATACTCCGAATTAAGAATTCTTAACCAGCGCTCTTGCTGCTCTCGTAGATATATGATTAGCTCACTCATCTTTTTTAAAATCTAAAAGCAGAACAACACGATCTACGTCACTATGATTATAGGCATAGTGTTCTAAAGTATCGTCAAATACTAAGGTTTTTCCCTCGGCCCATCGTCTAGGCTCATCACCCACTACTAGAAGGCAACGAGAAGGAGTGTAAAGCCCAAGGTGACAACGCAGGACTTCTTTTGTGAAACCAGTATGAGGGTGAATATCCGTATCATGTCGCAGGATAGAGAAGGCAACGTTAACCAAGTTAGGAATTCCTTTCACAAGATCCCATGTCTTTGGACAACGCTTTTGGTTCTCTTTAAACTCTCTATCAAAAAATCTAAATGGGAATACATCCCACTCCCCTCTGTACAAATCTTCTTCCTGATAAGGAATAGATGCGTTTGAAATACTATCATATTCCTCACGAATACTCTTCCAATTATCCTCCAAAGCTAAGACAGAGGGGAAGCGGGACGCTTCTAAGAACATTACTTAGTTGGTTTTGCGGGACGCCTAGCTGGCTTTGCGGGACGCTGACGCTTACCCTTCTTGCCTTCTTTAGCTTCCTTAACCCATAAACCTCGTCCTGTGTCACCTTTAGAGCCCATGCGCTTCATATGCTGCTGCATGAGTCCTCCTCGCTGCGTTGTGCTTCTACGAGCACTCTCAAAGCCGCAGCACTCCGAAGAGCACGAGGTAAAGGCAACTACTGCAGCCGCAACAATAGCGGCCCACATAAGGTTTTTTTCAGTTAAATATTTTTTCATATCAATTCTCCTTGATCTGTGTAGTTTCTACACCTGCTTTATTTAGCAGAGCTAACCCACTTTCATCTCTGTATTTTTCAAAATAAACTACCCTTTTTATCCCTGATTGAATCATTAACTTAGAACACTCATAACAAGGACTACAAGTAATATATACTGTTGCGTCTTTGGATGAATTAGTAGAGCAAGCAAGTTTAGTGATTGCATTGGACTCTGCGTGAAGCACTTCTGGCTTGGTGTAGTAGTGGTCAACATGGTCAACATATTCACAATTATTATCAAAACCCCTAGGAGTTCCATTAATGCCCTCTGCTATAATATGCGTATCTTTGACGATTAAACATCCAACCTTTCTCCTCTGCGCGTGTGAAAGAGTAGACAACTCTTGCGCCATACGCATATAAGTTTTATCTAACTTACTCTGTTTCATTACGCTTCCAACTTATAGTAATAACCATACTTCTCATCAGCCCACAGAAGACTGAGGGCTGGGTACCTTTCTTTTACGTTAGTAGGAGTTAAATCATCCTGAATATGAATTTCGGCATCATTTCCTCCTACTGACCCTTGTGGATAATTAAAAGGAACCGCAACCAAACAATTTTTAGACGCAGCGACTAAGTCTTGAGCGTCCAATACCGTCAAATGTTCTAAGACATCTCCAAAAATAATAAAATCATAAGAAGCTACATCAAAATTACGGACATCTTGTATAAATACTGTTTGATACCTCTCTCTCAGAGAGAACTGAGTAACATACGGTTCAAAAATCTCCACACAATCTAAATGATACCCATGTGGAGCTAGTAACTCGACATACCATCCTGCTCCAGGGCCTACATCTAATATCTTAGCATTAATAGGAACGTTCGCTAAGATAAACCCTTGTGCGAATTCCTTACCTTCTGAGTACGAATAAGGCATTTTCTTAATGGTACTCCCGTCAGGACTCGAACCTGAAATCTACGGATTAGAAGTCCGTTGCATTATCCAATTATGCTACGGGAGCCTAATCCCCCCTCTCTATCCTATAACTATCATCTTCAAAGTGTTCAGTTGAGAACTCAAACAACTCACTATCTTCCAATGCAATCATTTGATGGATTAGTCCTCTGTATATTTCAAAGCTATCCCCTGGAGTTAGTAGTCTTTCTTTAATTCCTGTCTCTATCGGGAACGACCCATAACGCAAGAGCATCTTACCCGACTGCAAATAAAAGGTTTCGTGCTTCTTCTCATGATAATGAAGTGAGCATTTCTTCCCCTCTTTAAAGAATAAGAGCTTTCCGCAATACTGTTCGTCGTTGTGGATCCACAATTCATATCCCCACCCTTTAGGGTAATACTTAGGTTTCATCGTTTAATTTCTACTGTAGTGGTAAGATGGATGGGACTCGAACCCATACTGAACAGATTTTAAGTCTGATGCCTCTGCCGATTGGGCTACCATCCCATATATAATATGCAGCCTATTTCTATTGCGAAAAAGGTGACTGCGCACTACTTTTTAGGTGCGATCTTTCTCTTCTTATCTACTTTAATATCGTCAGGATGCGCGAAGATAGTATTCTTCAATGCTCTTCGGATTCCGCGCTCCATGTCGATAGGAAAATCATCCTTCTTCGTCATCAGTGTCATCCTCCGAACTATCCTCTTCCTCTTCCAGACCCAAAAGCTCTTTAAGCTCAGTAACCGCTTCTTGCATCGCCTCTTCTTGAGAGAGCATATCTGCTAATTGGCCCTCCATTTGGTTAATTGCTGCCTTGAGAGGCCCTATGTTTTTCTCACAACCTTCAAGAAGTTGTGAGAGGTATTTTTCAGTTGTTTCATCCATAATAATTTCCTTTTTTTATGTTGGTAGACCAGATTGGACTTGAACCAATGACTACAGCCTTATAAGGACTGCGCTCTAACCGACTGAGCTACTGGTCCTCTGCATACATTATAGGCGCGGCTCCTAGTTTTATAGAGAAGATGATTGATATTTTTTTGTACCCACAATCTGCATCTCGTTGTCTATAATTCTGGGCTTGTAGAGGGCATCTTCTCCCTGCTTGGGGATCTGTTTGTTTAAAATCGCATCTGCTACTTTTATAGAAACATTATTCTTAATGAAGCGAGCGATATTCCTAGCCCCATACTCAGCCGAGTAACCGCCCTCCACAACAAAATTCAAAAGAGGATCAGTGATTTGCAAAGGGAGCTTCTCTAATTGAAGCCTAGCGATCTCCTTAACATCCTCTTTTCTCAATGAATTAAAGTATATGATTTCATCAAGTCTATTTAAAAACTCTGGGCTAAAGTTCTTCTTTAAAGAAGTCTCTATAACCTCCCTCGCAACAGCCTTCGTAGGCTCTCCCGCAGCAGTTCGCCCAAACCCCATAGGATTTCTCTTAATCTCAGAGATACCTTGGTTAGAGGTGAAAATAAAGATAGATTCACTAAAGTCTAGGATGTTCCCTAAATTATCAGTACATGTCCCATCATCCAAAAGGGATAACAGGAAATCATAAAGTTTGTGATGTCCCTTCTCGATTTCATCAAAAAGAAAGACCCAACGATTAGACTCTTCTGCCTTCTCACCTAACAAACTCTTCTCTGAGTGTCCTACGTACCCTGGAGGGGCTCCGATTAACTTAGCATACTCATGGGCGTTAGCATACTCAGAACAATTTATTTTATAGAAATTCCCACTGTACTGCTCTCCTAACAATTTCCCCAACTGGCTCTTGCCTACGCCTGTAGGGCCAACAAAGAGGAACGCTGAATGCTGCGACAGGCCCGAAGCTAAGAGCTTCAAGGAGCGCACAAGAGCTTCAATCGAATGCTGCTGTCCCACAATATTATCACACAGATGTTCCTCTAGGGATTTGATATCTTCTATAGAGGATAGCTGAATAGGAACAGGCGTACCAGCCTCCGCAGCAACACCATGCAAATGACGTAGAACTGCTCCATCCACTCCCTTAAAGAAGGTATCAGCATTCAAATCATTACAAATAAACTCTAAAGCGAAAGGAGGATATACTCCCACAATAGACTGATACGCCGAGTCTAATACGTCCGCAGACTCTTCTAAATCATTAGGTAGAGAATCGAGAAACTTTTTAGAATCTTGTAGGAATTGTCCCACGATAAACTGTTTATACTCTTCAACACTTACAGGAGATGCAGCCTTTTCAATCTTAGTGCGGATTTTATGATACAAGTCTCTCTCTTCTTCTAAGGGAAACCCCTTTACGAAGAGCACCAGACTTAATTCATCACAAACCACCTTGTAGGTGTTTTTAGCTTTTTTAGTCATTACTCAAAGTGTCGAGTTCAGAAAAAACGGACGCAGGGGAATGGGCCGATCCTTTTGTTTTTTCACTAGTGGACTCTTCCATTTTAATCATCAATCCAATAATTTTAACCACATTATTCTTAGACGCTTGGGCAACCTTTAAGCAGTCTACCATTAAATTTTTTGCGGCTGCGTCTTGTGGGTTTTCGTCTACCATCTGACGAAAAAATCTATGAGTATCCAAGGCTAAAGACCTGTCTTCATTAGACTCATCAATCAGCTTTTTTGCAATTTTCTGTAACCTTGTGCCCCCTAACGGGTTATTTTTTGGGATATAAGTTGTAACCATTATTACCCTCCTTATTAATATCTAGGGAAGAAGCTAGAAGACTTTGAGTAAAGTATTCACACATTCGCAACAATCCCGCATAAGTTACGACAAATGGGAAAGGGAACCCCTCCACTTCAAAATTTGGGTCCACTACTTTCTAATCTCCACATGAGCTAAATGAACGTCACGCAGGTCGATCCCCTTAGGAAACTCCACATTTACGCTTGCATCCCTGAGAGCCTTAACTAAGTCCAGTCCCTCTGGCACATCCATTTTTAATTCTAATTTAACAACGAGAATTTTATCCTCTGTATTTGCAGCCTTCGTCTTGGCTGTAAACTTCATAGGTATCTTTTCCTGTTTTTCTCCCCAAATCCAACTCATCATATAGTTCCTCTTAGGGACCCTACCATGTGAACAATACACACATAACGTGATCCTTTCGTAACAGGACACACTTGATGTTGTGCCCATCCATCCCACGATACAGCAGAACGCTTCTTACGCTCTAAATAACTCCCGTGCTTCTTACCATCCAATACGATAGTCTCTCCTCCTTCGTAATCATCATTAAGTAGGATAGCCGCTGTCGCAACAATAGGAGGGTGAACTCCTGTCGGTCCTAAATCCGCATCACAATGCATACCAAACATTCCCCCAGGAGCGTCATATCTCATCACCCAAAAACCATGATTCCCCGTAATTGTGTGGCAAACATTATTATTAAAATGTTTGTTCGCTTCGCGCAAAAAAGTTTGTCCTAAATCCATAAGGTTAGGAAGCAGAGAAACTACTCTAGGATCCTTAGATGCTTCATCCCAATATGCGTCTTCAGAAAAGGGATTAGAGATCTGAAGTTCTATGCAATTAGGATTATCATCCCAGATAGTCTCTTTTCCTTTCTCATCAACTAAATCCATCAATGTTTGTGCCATCTCTTTCGACATAACATCTTGATACATCAAATAAGTAGGGGCCAAATTGTGGACTGAGGGTGCGGCAAGCATTACTTGAAAGTCCCCGTATAGTGCATAACTAAGGCGTAGCGTGAGCCTTCGATAACTGGTGATACTCTATGCTGTGTGAAGCCATCCCACATTACTAAGGATAGTTTTTCTCGATTTAAAATCCCTACATTAGAAAGGCAGGTCTCGCCTCCTGTGAAATCATCATTTAACATGATACATGCTGTCGCAACAATGGGAGGTCGTATACCGTTTGGTCCTGAGTCCCAATCACAGTGCCAATCAAAACCTCCTCCCTGCGTATACTTTAAAATCCAAAAACCATGATACCCAGTAATTGTTTCACAAGCTGTATTTGTAAACTCCCGATTCATGTGACGCATACATGATTCAGCTAATGAAAAAAGTTCAGGAAGAACGGAGACAATCTCCTCATCATTCTTGCGCTGAACTTTAGAAAATGGGTTCGCTATTTGATATTCTAAGCAGTCTGGGTTGTAAAACCATCCAGATTTTGTCCCGCGCTCGTCTACTAAAGAGCATAACGCAGATGCCGCTTCGGGAGAAATAGCGTCCGTAGCTGTAATGTAGTTAGGATTAGGGTTATGATTTACTAGGTTTTCCATGATTGGTAAATCGTTCAAAACGATCCTCACTTATATCATAGTCCCTGGATGCTATTCTTCGTCCTAAATTACGCTTCTTTTTTTGTCGAGAAGCCTTCGCCTTATGCTTTCGTTTCCCTGACCCATCTTTTTTGTTAAATCTATAAGTTCTTCCCATTTTTAAAATATATAAGAATCTTCATCATCGTCATCTTCATCATCGAAACTCGCTAAGAAAGAATACTCATCTAAAGACTTAGCTACTTTCCCTTGAACTGGGAAGGTAATCGCTACCCCTCCAGCCTTAGCATCCCAGTACATCATCGCACAATCAGGATCCTCTTCCATCATTTCATAGATTAGATTGTATAATTTGCAGTTTTTATAGTACCGCATAAAGTCCGAATCTCCCGCTTTAAACTTCTCAGCCCCATAAGGGCGATTAAGGAAGAACTGCATTTGAGCAACGGTTATGAATAAGCCTTCACTATCACTAGCCAAAGGCTCTCTAAATTCAGGATTTTTCATGGATATACGAATAGGGAGGGAAATACGTATTTCCCTCCCCACCCTATCTCCTTCGGCTAGTTGAGGGAAACGTTCTCTCCACTATATGTACTCGCCAAATCCCAAAGTTGTGAGTTGAATTTCACATCTTTTTGAATAGAAGTAAGAGGGCGCACTCTGCGACGGGTAGAACCGTTAAGGAAACCACCTCGAATGAGGTTCTCTTGAGCGACATTAAAAGTCCTCCAGAGATCAGTCCCACGGTCTTCTTCTCTGCGAACAGTAGCCATGTCTCGGATCAGACCCTCATCAGGGTTCTCGAAACGAATCTTAGCAGCATCCGTAAAGAAGTCCAGACGAGAACGCTCACTAAGCTCAGTATTCTGCCAAGTGTCGATCTTATCAGCCACTTTGGTAGCGTTCATAATGAGAGCCCTAGAAGCCTCTACAACCTGCTTAGGCTCAAAGCCGATGTGTCGGATGTGGATCTTCCCAAAGTCGCTCTCAGAGATCACCATGCCATTAGAGCAGACCATACGGAAGATACCTCCCATAAGATCGTAGGCACCAGTCCCGTTGTGTGCATTCATAAGAAGCATCTCAGGAAAGGAATCACCAACACCAAAAGAATCCATATCAAGGTCTTCATGGCGAAGGCGAATAATGTGCTTAGCATGACCTGTACTCCACAGGCGCGGTTTCACTTGCTGGGCCTTCCATGCCGTCCAGCCCTCATCTTGAAGGATCTCAAGAATATCCGTAGTGGGAAGGAAAGAGTATCGGCTAGATACCTGTCCTTTTTCGGGTTCGGTTGCAAAAGCAGCAGGGGCATAAGTACGCAGTAGTTCTTCGTTTTTAATCATTCTAGTATTCTCCATAAGTAAGGGTAAATGCTTCTTCTCTAGTCATCCCAAGTTCTTTCTGCCTTTTGGTCATGCGGAATCGCTTACCAGTCTTAGCAGTATAGTCCTCAATAGATTCATAGAGAGCAGGGGTTGTTGGTGTTAGCTCCTCTTTAGGAGCGTAGGTTTTTTCAGACTTGTCTGTCGATCTTCCGAAGGCTTTAGCAAAAGCCTCATCAATAAGATCAGCAAGTTCGTCGAGTGTTGAATCATCAGTCATAGGTATTCTCCTCTTGTGCGCCTATTATAGCAGATCCGTTAGAGAATGCAAGATTAAAATCCTAAAAATTTTCTAATTGGGTCGAATCCCGCTTCCGTAGTGTCTTGAAGTAGTCCTAGAAAGTCTTTCGATTGAAACTTCTTTTCCGTTCCATCCACCGAATACCATGCACCACTTCTCTGAATAATATCATCAGCTTCTAGCTGTTTCAGGACTCCCGCAAAAGGCTTAAGGCCCTCGTTATACATCAACTCAAATTCGCATTCCCTAAAGGGAACAGAGACTTTGTTCTTTGTGTTTCGTACTGTACCCTTAATCCCAATCACACTTTTATGCTCATCACGAAGGAGGTCGCTAGTTTTATTTGAAATACACTTTAGATTTACGCCAAGGTAATACTCTAATGATTTTCCTCCTGCTGCCATAGTCTCTGGACTCCCGTACATGACGCCCACTTTATTCCTAATTTGGTTGATGATTACAAGAGCAACTTTATACTTACGCATCAGAGGGTTGATCTTTCTCAAACAAGCTCCCGTAGACTTAGCTCGAATAGCTCCCTGCATATTGTTTCCTTCGTAGTTCTCTGCCTCGTACTCTGCTTTAGAGGGGGAGACTGCAATACTGTCGTATGCTACAACAATCGGAGTATCTGCGTCGCTCTCTCTAATGGCTAGGATAGTGTCCTCTATAACTTGAAAACAGTCTTCCAAAGTTTCAGGAGCAGCATAGATTAGCTTCTTGGGATCTAATCCTAAATGCTGTGCGAATTGAGCGTTGTAAGCATTCTCTGAATCCACAAGCATTGAATAGTAACCTTGAGCTTGAGCCTCTTTAAGAACATGAGTGGCAAATACAGTCTTTGCAGTAGAAGCCTCCCCATGAAATTGAGTAATCATCCCAACAGGAATGCCTTTGGAGTAATCACCTGAGATTACCTTGTTGAGAGAGTAGCTTCCAGTAGAAACAAACCCCAAGTCAGGGATCTGTTCAGAGAGTAATCCAGCGTTCTTTAATCGTTTTAATACAGCTTGTTCCATACCTTATTATAGACAATTTGACTTTTTGGAGGTATTATTTCTATATAATGATTTTTTTTTATTTCTTGGTAATATTTTAGGGGTTATTCTTTTTTAGTTTTACTATATAATATAAACGGAGAATAAATTATGCCCGCAGTAAGCCCATCACCAGTTACGCCAGTAGATCCCACAGGAAATGTCCCTGGACTATCCTTATCAGGAGGAGGGAGTACATGGGCTGCTTCTGGAGTTTCGGGGTGCCCCTCCTTTCCCAGCGGACAAGGTTATCAATGCTCTGGTCCATGGATGATAGAAACACAAGATCTGGGAATACAATATGTAAGAGTTCCAGTCTATGGCCCCTCAGCAACTACATTTAGCTTGACTGAGCCAACTTGTGAGTACAGAGTTGGACGCACCGTACTGCAATCTTTAGTAACGGCACATTACCAAATAGAAAAATCATATGATAATTATTCCACTTCAGCATTTACGCAACCACAAACCTTTGAATGGTATCCTGCTAGTGCTGATTCTTATGGCAATACTTACGGGGCTGTAGGGGTTTCTGCTCTCGGTCCCCAAGGTAATGTTCAGACAAAACAAAAATGGTATCACAGGAGACTATGGCAGGCAACAGATACTGAGACACTTAAGCAGATGCATGGACTAAGGCATTTTGAAGTACAGTACCGTTACCAAGGAACAGCGACCACACCTAGGTATCGAGGGGGTATAAATAACTTTGGGGAATTTAAGAATATGCTGGGGTCCACTAACGCAAACACATTTTTAGATCACGCTGAGTTTTTCAACTTCGGAGATCAGGATTATACCCTATTTTACCAATATATTACCAGTCAAGAAAACCCCACTAATATAGCCAATTATATTGACGGTTTAGGGCACGCTGTTACAAATATAGAGTACTGGGTGCCTGATTTTGATGAACAAGGTAGCGTCCCAAGCAAAGATGAAGGCTTTGCAGAATATAGTGTTAACAGACACTCTTGGACCTAAGTTCTTTACCACTATAAACGACCTCTTTTATACCATATTTATGAATGAGGCCCATGCAACAAGGGCAAGGTTTCGCTAAGTTATTATTGTGACGATAGATATAAATAGTGGTCCCCACTAAGTCTATCCCTTGACGAACTGCTTTGTATATGGCATAGCTCTCAGCATGGAGGGTCGAGTAATCTCCCGATCCAAATATAGGATGAGTCTTGCGGCTATTATGAGCCTTAGCTAAGATTCTTTTACCTTTGGCAATGGCAGCACCTATTTGAAACCTATGTTTTGACTTTTTGGACTCATTAATAGCTGCCCTCATCGGCGGGAACGGGTCATCTAAATCCAACATTACCTGTTGTCTCCTGATCCACTAAGCATATTGCGCTCTTTACGGTCTGCCAGCTTCTTTAAGTTGTCCTCCGCAATAGTGGATAAAGAAATATTAATTTCAGTTGCAAGAGTGGAGAGATACCATAGAACATCTCCAAGCTCTTTACTTATTTCTTCTGCATCCTCTTCTGTGCAATAACCCTTCTGGTCACGCATGATCTTCTTAATCTTCTCACAAACCTCTCCTGCCTCTCCAGCGAGTCCAAGTGCAGGGTAGTATAAGTTATCCCCTTTAGCAGGATAGATTGCAGTAGCCTCGGCTGCGTCCTGATACACATCAAAATGATTTAATTTGTCGTTCACTGCCACTTATCAGGGTAGTATGCCCCTTCTCCTGTAATCTTAAACTTAGGTAAGCTCCCAGGGTAGTGAACCTGCTTTAAGGTTCCCTCTCCCACAAAATCAGGGTTACATTTCTTACAATACTTAGGAGGTTCTTCATCACGCTCAGTCATCGACTGAAAAATCTCCCAAACAGTTCCGCACTCAGTACATTCCCAATTATATACAGGCATTATTCTTTCTCCTTTTTTTCTCTAATCTCTTTTTGCACTTTTCGAGGATACCCATGCACTCTCTTAAATAAGGCAAAATTATTTTCCAACCTATGTCTCTGGGCTTTATCAAATATTTTTACCGTCTTACTCCTAAGCACTGATTTGAGTAGTTTATAGGCTTCTTTATATTTACCTTCTTCATAGTAACATAAGGATAATACATCCTGAATCTTCCACTCCGTTACTTCTTTATCTACTAAACTAAGCTCTCCTTTAGGAAAAGGCAATTTAGAAGCGTACTCCAAAAGAACCTTACTTATCATATACTCATTCTTGTGGAAATACATCTCGGCTAGGTAATAATATGCTTCAGACCGATAAGGAATAATAGTAGTAGCTTTGGAATACTCACGAACTGCTCCATCCATCCTTCCACTATAATGCATACACGCTGCTTTAGAGAGATAGGCCAAATACTTCTCCTCATCCCAACTAGTTAGTTCAATGCATTTGGTATAAGCATCAATCGCTGGGCCATAGTCTGTTCGAGATTGGTGCGTCATTCCTAGATTATAGTAATTTCTACCAGAGGGCTGTTCTTCTAGCATCTTTTCTAGTTCTCGAACATCTGCTTCTAGACGGTTATCCTCTTTTCCTCTTGATCCTCCTCCCTCTGTGTAAATACAAAAAGAATCAAAAAACTCTTCGGAGGTAGCCTGCTCACAATAAGGATACTCGTGCAGTCCTTCTGCCCACTTCCAATCTAGAGACCCTCTAAAGAGTTGGGCTCTCTTATATACCCACGGATTTAAGTGGGTATACACTCTCACTAGATCCTCTTTAAACTTAGGGAGCTTCTTAATCTTCTCTTTAAGACTAGGTACGTCTTTCTTGAGCGGAACAAGAACTTCATCAGCATCTATCGTGAGATGGTAATCGGCTTTATTTTTGGCCCTCTCAGAGACTAATTGACGATTGTGAGCAAAGTTAACCCACTCATCTTCGTACAATTCTCCCTCAATTCCCTTCTCTTTAAAATACGTTTTAATAAAGTCCTGAGTTCCATCGTCAGAGCCCGTATCCGCAATTACCCAATAATCAATTAAATGGGCTACGCTATCAAAAGCGTTTTTAAGAACATCAATTTCGTTCTTAACAATCATAGTTAAACAAATAGTCTGCTTCATATTATAAATTCGTGTATTGATTTAAAGAGGGTCCAAGTATTTCAAAAGCTTTAAGAAGTTCCTCAATTCCCCTCTCTAAAGTGTATCGAGGTCTCCATCCTTGTTTCTCGAATCGCGCATTCGATACAACATAGTCTCTCTTGTCAGGGTCTTCGGCAATCTCGTCGCATTGAATGGAGAATCCTGGCACCTGCTCCCTAATCTTTTCCGCTAACTCTAACTTAGTAAGGTTGGCCGACGAAAGCCCCACATTATAAACCCCCCACATCTTACGGTTCGGGTTTCTGTAATAATACATAGCTCTCATAAAGGCTAACGCAACGTCTTGTACATGAATATAATTCCTTACAAAATTATGTTCAAACAAAACAATATACCCTTGCTTATAGGCTTTGTATGTAAAATCATTAACTAAAAGGTCTAAGCGTTGTCGAGGGGATACGCCGAACACCGTTGCCAGCCTAAAAACGATCCCACCATGGTCTAAAACAACTCTCTCCGCATCACACTTTGTTCTACCGTAGTGACTAATAGGAGTGAGAGGCATATCCTCCGTACAAGGTACCCCTGCCTCTCCTATTCCGTAGCCGCTATTAGTATTTGGATAAATGATTTTAGCGAGAGGCTTTGCATTCTCACAAATAAATTTAACGTGTTCATAGTTTACAGCAGTGGCTAACTCTTTATCCCTTTCACACGCAGGAGCCCCAACAATTGCTGCGAGAGGGATAATAACATCTGCTTCTTCTACATACTTTCTCAGCTTTTCTTGGTCACGCACATCCCCTCTTACAAACTCAAATTCAGGTCTATAACAATACTGAGTGAGGGGCGTTTGTTGATACATTAGGTTGTCGTAAACGGTTATTTTCTTAAACCCTTGGATAGTAGATCCACAATCCTTATACCAGCGACCCTTCGTATCCTTTTTGGAAACGCTCTTCTGGGTCCACATTTTTGCTGACTCCATTAATTTCTGAACTAAGACTGTCCCGATGTACCCAGCACCTCCCGTAATTAAAATCTTAGGAAAGGGACAATCATTCCAATTGTCCTCCCGAAGATCCCTATACCCTGGCTTCGTGTCTGAATCCTGTGATATACTCACCAGCTAACCTCCCAGTCCTTAAAGTCTGCTGCTAGACAGTCGATCTTGTAATCCTTCCTACCCCCAAACTTCTCCTGCACCTTATTCTTAGCTGTGTTTCTAATTCCATTAATGCCGTGCGTAAGCTCTAGGTTGTTTCCATCTTTTATTCCGTTCCTGTAATTAGATTCATTGTGCCAAATGTGTAAATTCATTTGAGCAAGAACCACTATAGCTCTAACCAATTCTCCATCAAGACCACAGGAGGATATATCATGCATAATATCTTTAATCTCTTCAGCATATTCCTCTTTGTGTTCAGGAATGAATACCTCTTTTAGCTGTGCAATAGACAGCCTATCAATCAATTCCGACAGCGTTGGTAAATATTTTCTTTCCATATTGTTGATCCTCCCATTCAATTAATTCTTTGAGTCCTTCCTCTAATGGAGTGTATTTAAAATCAGGAACATAGGTTTTAAGTTTAGTCGTATCGAGACACTTAGACTTAACACCGACGAACTTGTTAGTATTATAGACTATTTGAGTAGCATCGTAGTTTAAGATGTTAGATATTCCTTTAGCATAAACCGAAATAGGTAACTCCTCCCCTCTTCCTATATTTATAACTTCATTCTTCCTATAAAGAACCTTCATCAGCAGTTCTACGAAATCGTTAACGTGGATCAATTCGCGCTTCTGTTCGCCATTACCCCACAACTCTACCTCCTCACCTTCGTACTTTCCTTTATAGATCTTTCTGACGAGATCAAAAATGAAATGATTGTCGCTCCTATCGTACCCTGGTCCGTAAAGTGTAGAAGGCACAACATACAGCCAGTCAGCGTGATACTGCTTATGCAAGGCTTTCAGGCCCGTCAAAAGCATTCTCTTAGTGTGGGCATAATAATACAGGTTAGCTTCGGGCGAGCCCTCTTCGTACTGATCCTCGCGCAAAGGCAAATCAGGATCATAACTACAACTGGTTCCAATAGCTACCAACTTAGCGAAGGGATGCCTCTCTGCCCAGAACTTTAAAATGTTAGTATTAATTAGCTGGTTGGTAATCCATTGGGTTCCCGAATTATACACACACCAATCCCCCGCCTTAGTATTAGCAGCAAGGTGAAAAATCATATCAAACTTAACATCAGTATCATGGTCAAATACTTCTAAGTTCTTGTAGTTTAATAAGTTAGCGTTTTTCGTATTACACTCAAAAACCTTCATATCTAAAGAGCGCAACTTCTTTACTAAGACTCTTCCTAGAAATCCTGTGGCTCCTGTAACTAAAACATTCATGCACTTACCTCATGCACTTCAGGAAAAGGAATAATAAACTTAACTCCCTTATCTAATAAATCTTTATTTCTTTCCAAAATCTCTTCCTCAAAATTATGGGAAAGGAGCAAATAATAATCAGGATACTCCGATGAATCTTCACGGTGGATAGGAATGTTAGAGACAGGCAGTAACTTACCTATTTTTAACTCATTGATCTCCACGGCGCGGTCTACTAAAGTGGAGTCGATTCCTTCATAACATAAAAGCGTATTCCCCTTGGCAGGAGCCCCGTAAGCCCACACGGTTTTTCCCTTCTCCTTTAGCTTTTCCAGACGCTCTTTCAGTTGTCCACGTTTTTTTCTCATCTTATCACCAAAACGAAGAAAGCTACTTAAATTAAATTCACTGTCCATCTCCAAAGTCTCCATCATTCGAGGAGTGGAGGGGTACTTTTTACCATGACACACCTTAACAATCAAAGAGCCACTGTGGATGGGGGAGTGATAAGCATCAAACACATTCAAACCATAGGGTTGCAAAAGAGACATTAAGCTCTTAAGGGTGTAGTAGCAGAGATGCTCATGATAGATCATATCAAAGCTTTCATTTTTGACCAACTCACCCGCATACATACATTGTACAGTAAACACACCATCATCTGCGAGGAGATACTTCACACCTTTAATCACACTATGCAACTCCTCTAAATGAAAGAAAACCCCCGCAGCATTAATAATTTTGGCTGCGCCTTCCGCAAAAGACTTCTTAACGGTCTCCTCATTAAAGAATCGGTTAATAGTGAAAATACCTCTTTGGGATGAGATCTCAGCAATATTCTTTGCAGACTCTACATTGGCTACATTGGTGATGCCAAGCTTTATGTACTGGAACAACTGGGTGCCGTCATTTCCCCCAATGTCTACTACCAAATCCTTGGAATCTACGCTGAACTGCTCTACGTTCTCTTTTGCAATTTCGTAGAAATGGTCTGTGAGAGTTTGAGTCATACCTGACAAATACCCGTGTTTTGTAAACATAACCTCTTTAGGGACCGTATAATCTAATTGAAGTAGATCGCAGTCTCTGCAAGAAACTAAATGCAGAGGATATACCTTTGTTTCATCACTGCTGTACCTAGCAGTAATTAGATCGTTACACCAAGGTTGATCGCCTAAGTCTAAGATAGAGATTAAGCTATCAGATCCGCACGATCTGCATTCTTTGGTTTCCATAATTTTCCTTTTTTGATGACATCGAACATTCTATCAGTAGTATAGTTCAACGCTTTATTATAGGCGTTTTCAATCATTTTCTCGTAGTCTTCCCAGTTATTTAGAATGTGCTGTAGTTTCTCCTCTAACTCTTCATTAGAATCAAAGTAAACAAAATCAACGTCAGGAGTGTAATAGTCCTCTGAGATTCCCCACGGATCTCTATAGACTAAATTAAGCGTCCTTGCCATAGCAGCTTCATGCATTCTGGATTTGAATTGAGGCAGGATAGCCTGATCGAGACGAGAAAATGCTTCGTTCTTTTCCCACTCTGGATAGCTCTTTATATTTTTTATGTGAAACTCGTATAAGGGTACGATATGATAACAAACAGAAACCTTACATTTCCCAACTTGAACGATCTTCTCTCTATGGGAGAGATTAATGTGAGTAGCCATAGGAAGATAAGCTTGAGTTAGTGGGCCAATGCCGTGATCCATAGTCATGTAGCAATACTTAAAAAGACGCATAACCGCCATACACTCTTGATGCATAACAGAATGAATCCCCCCAAAGTAACATACATCATATTCCTTCTCTGTTGCGAAAGGTATATCTTTTTTATTGAAGGGGTAAAAGATATACTTGTACTTTGGAGAATCAACTTTATTTAACCAATCCACTGTATATGGACAGATTGAATAAACTTCAGTTGAGGATGCGCTATGCTCTAATGGAGTTAATCCGTGATGATCTTTAACTTGAGCAAATTCAGTAGGTGCCCACTGATTTATCATCACTTGTCTATTTCCTGATCTGTACGCTAGAACGGTTGCATCATAACCGTAATACAAGTTATCAAAAGACTCCTCATCATGATGCTTTTCTAAACCAAAAGAGTGGGCATTAGTGTCGGGCACCTCTGCTCTTAGATCCGTACAAACAAACATTACACTCTCCTAGCGAAAACTTCCCAGGTGTCTCCCGCTCTACCGATTGTAAAAGGATTCTCAATAACCTCAAACCCAAACTTGACCACATAATCCTGCCAGTACTCCTCCGTCTGTGCATTACAATGTATATGGTTCTGATCGTCCTCATACTCCCATTCAGCAGCAGTAAATATGAGGTGTGCTCCTGGCTGCGTATGATCTCTAATGTTCTCCATCATAGTATCACAAGTTTCTGGGGGGATGTGCTCGAAATGTTCTAGAGATATAACCACATCAAAGAACTTTCTCTTGCCGTCCTCGTCTGTAATATCTAATTTCTTATCAGATCTAGCTAGGAAATGATTCTCTCCAACATAAGGACTCTTCTCTTTCACCACTTGATTTGCGTCCACAGTAGCCACAACCATGTCGGGTTTGTAACGCTTAAAAATCCTAGACATTAAACCACTACCGCAACCTAACTCTAACAATGAGTCTGGGTTGTAAACATCTAAAGTTTGTCTAGCGACATAAGCAAACATGGATTTAAACCAGTTCATAGTCTGGTCGAAATCCATCGTCTTAGGTCTAGAAGCTTCAACCTTGTCTACCCCACCCCACCATAATGCGTCATGGTGCTGGTATCCCATAGCCTTTTTATTGTCTTCGTCAACTCCAAAATCAGTACCCTCTACCACAGAGAACCCCGTGATATTATCTTTATTATTTTGTATCAGTTTCATTATGTCCACTCTCTACTGTCTTTATCAATTCCGTACTCTTCAAAAATAGGAAGAAGTTCTTTTTTGTACTCCGAACACCACTTACCCTTAACTAAGGCAGAGGCAGTATACGGGAATACATTTGAATCATAGTGATGTTCTCCACGCTTGGATTCACCGTCATAATGATACATTCCCTGAATTCCCAAATCATAACAGGTTTTATGGGCAGCAACTTCAAACTGTTGGGACATATCCTCCCCTCCTATGTGCAAATCAGGCCCATGAACGTGAACTGCTTTTAGATGATTTGTTTTCCAAAGAGTCGCAGTTTGTGAATAAAAATAGGGGTTCCTAACATCCAAATAATTGAGCGTCTTTGTCACTGGATAGTTAAAGTGATCTATGCCCTTTCCTAATCTAATAAAAGAGAGTTGGGGGTTGTCTCGTAGAACTTGAATGTACTCAGACAATTTTTTCTTATCTGGGTTGTCATATAAAAGATAATCCTCATTCATGTACAAACAAAACTCATGATTAACATGAACTAGACCCTGTAGAAACTGTGTTCTAAAGTTGAAAGTTGCGTCATATAGCAGAGACTCCACCCCCGAAGTATCAAAGGGAGGATGTTGATCTGTAAAAAAGTACAAAGGTTCATCCATGTACTTCTGTATCTGTCCAATGTACGCTTCCCATAAATCACTATTTTTAGAGTGAGTGTTTGTTATGATAGCAAGTTCCTTAATCATGGTCTTCCTAAGAAATAACGAGGTACAAAATTAGCGTCTGCATCTTTTACCAGTCTTTCATAAATTATATCAAAGATAGCCGTATTCGTCTCAATGATATCAGGGCATACGTCTTCGAACTCTACTTCAAAGAAATTACCTAGGGACAGTCGGTAAGAAAGGTCACGACCTGTATAGCATTGTCTTTTATTCATGGCTTTGGCTTTGTTAGTTGCCAGGGGTCGTCCTATAATCGCTCTTGAACCACAATGCTGGTGGTAAATCATATCACCATATACACCAAACATGACACTGTTAGCTTCGAAGCTATTTGTTCTTTGAATATACATTAATGCAAGGTCTGCAGCTTTAATACGGTCTAGCATTCCGAAGCCAGGGTTCTGGTGTTTGGGTAAGAATAGGCCCCACTCTAAATTATTATCTTCCCAAACCTTTTTAGTGGTTGCGAAAAAACATAGGTCAGGGTATGGATCGTAATCGTCAGTTGCCGCTATTCCTTTATTCTCTGGCTGAGCTATCCCTAATACATCGCAAGGACCGTCCTCTGATCCACTCTCAAAAAGATTTTGAATCTTCTGTGTCCATTTGTCCGTGACTGGAAATGCATCACTATCCATAAAAATAAGCACATCGTCATCCTTCATCTCATCCCTTAAATAATTAGAGTACATAAACTCTGTCTGAGCATAATGCTCATTAATACCATCTGAAGGGTAGTCTTTATCTAAATCCATGTGCTGCCAGTTGTCAGGCAAATCAAAGTCTTCAGGGATTTCGTTTCTATATGTGCCGATCCATACTTTATAATCGCCCGTAGTGTACTTAGTGATATATCTTTTCTGAATATCAAACCAAGCCTGTGTTCCAAAATGTAGTGTTACTATGTGAATCATAATACTTTGCAGTCCTTAAATACTGTGTTAGTGGTTAGATCTCGGTAGCCATTATTCTCTCCGAGATCTTCTACATGCTCTGGGTAATTCTGCATGAGAGCTAACCCATGAGACGCCTGTTGCGGGGTCATATACATATTCCACCCTAACATATCAATATCATCCTCATGATAGTTCTTCTCGCTCCTACCCTCGTATCGTGCTTTTCTAAACCACTCAGCAGCATACTTATTGTCCGTAAGAATGATGCCACCTTTGCCTAGTGGAAGAAGTTTTTTAATGTGAAACGAGAGGCACATATAAGAGCCTGGAACATACATATCGGAGGTAAACCGTTTAGCAGCATCAAATATAGGGTAGGGTTTAAGCTTGTACATACCTGACCAATCTCTATCCTCAAAGACTACCTCCGCTCCAGAGTGGATGATAGACATTGGTACAGACAAGTAAGTGTGCTTTGGAATAATAACTTGTGTTACATTCAAATACTTACAGCACAGAAAGATAGCATTTGTACAACTATCTACAGAGACAGCGTAAGGAGCCCCTGTGTATTCAGCTACCTCTTCCTCAAACATCTTTACGATTTTGTACGGATTATGGACGATTCTCTTCATATAATCTTATAGTCTATGCCACACTTATCGAACACTCTCTGGCTCCCAATATTGTCCTTAAGAATCCGTCCTGTGGCTTCAGGGTATAGTTTTTTAATTTTCGAGAGCATAAATGACCCCACTCCCGTACCCTGAAAATCGGGGTCTGTGCAGAACCGTATATCACTATTTATGACCCCCACATACCCCACAGGGCTACCATATAATAGACAGATATAATAATTATACCTATGCCTTTCCATATATTTGATTTGCTGCTCAGGTGTAATGGTTGCCTCCTCTAAGAATCCACTCTTAGTTTCAGGATGCAGTCGCAGTTCCCTAACAAACTCGTAGTAGTCGGGCGTTATTAAAACTAAATCCATGTGTCAACTTGGGTTCCATACTTGTTAGGCATTTTTAATATCCAATGCTGTAAGTATGCTCGGCTGTGTTTCCATCCTTCCAAGCCCATCCACGGATTTAAACAACTACCTATATCTAAATAAGTATTATTACTATGCTCTTTAAAACATTCATGAATAATGTAATTACTCAAGGTAGAAGCGGAGAATAGGAATATCGTATCATCAATATGGTTTGAGGCAATCCAGTTCTTAATCTCTTCAACTAAATGGTAATCATTAATGATACAATTGCTTCCAACATTGAAACGCTTAATAACTTTTAGAGGTAACTCATCCAAGTTAACAGCTTCATTAGCTATAACAACTATTTCCTTTTCACAAATTACAGGAAGCATCTCCTGCATGAATCGGGGGTAATTATTGTTAATAAACAGGTTAGAAAAAGTAAGGTGGTCTTCGTCTCCTTCCCCACATAGATCTAACTGAAACTGAAAAGCATCCTTCCCTGCAATATCCTCATCAGCTACACCAGTTAACCCTTTAAAGTAGTTGTGCTGCCTATGCTGTAAAGCTTCTATAAGTTTTTCCTGGAAGAACGAGTCCTTCTCGGGGTCGAAGCTTTTATGCTCCTCTTTAGTATAAACCCCTCCTCCTGACCTTTCCCCTGTAATGTAATGGTCGGGAGCTAGAACTAACTTCTCTCCTTTAAGGATGTAAACCTCTCCATCTGAAAATCGGCTAAAAGCAAAGGGCTCATTATCCTTCAGCTTCTGAAATAGCTTATCAAACTCACTTGAGAACGTCTTGGCAGATTTGTTCTGCGATTTTTCTTGCTGCATTTCCATCTCCAAAAGGGCAGGTTTGTGTTATCACTCGATTATGATTTAATTTAAAATTATCAACAAGGATGTGAGGGTGTCTACAGAGAACTCCTGATTGAGAGGGCCTCTCAGTAGCCATTCGACAAACAAAACATAGCTTTTTGAACCAACTACATTCTTCCTGAATTCCTCCGCTATCAGTGATTACAAGCTTACACTTTGCAATACGTCTGACCATTTCTAAATGCTCTAAAGGTTTAATAACACGCACCTTTTTAAAAATGTCCCTCGCGTGATGCTGGACTAGGGGATTAGGGTGAGCAGGGCATACAAACTTGTACTGAGGATACTTCTCTGCTAACTCCTCAATAGAAGAAAACCAAGAATCTAAACTGTCTAAGTTTTCTCTCCTATGCATCGTAACCAAAATCTCTTGACTACTTCCACTTTTAATTCCCTTCAAATTATCAATTGCTGTATTTCCAGTAACTACAATTTTATCTTTTTCAAACCCCTCTACTATCAAATTTATTTTATCCTTTTTAGTAGGACAAAAATGAGTAGAAGCTATAGCTGATAAAATTCGCCTATTTGCCTCTTCAGGATAGGGGTTCTGTTTATCTCCCGTCCGCAATCCAGCTTCTATATGGTACACTGGGATTTCCCTATGAAAAGCTCCTAAGCCTACTGCCATAGCACTTGTTGTATCTCCTTGAACTACCACATGCGAAATTCCTTTATATAAATGGTTCCCATGAGCAAGCACGGAGGTCACAATCGAATCTAGTCTATTTTCTCTCTTAAAAACTTGTAACCGATCATCATAATCGTCGTTTAATAAACTAGTGTGTTGTCCAATCTGAACTATCTTAACGGGTAAATTTTCTTTTTTTAGCTCTTTTATAAGAGGTAAAAGCTTAATATATTCGGGCCTAGTTCCATAGCTTAATAAAATCATTTGACACCTAACACCGTTTCCCAGCCGTTGGCTATTCCATGAGCTATGCACTGATCTCTCTGTTCATAAAATTGAGGGATAGACATTAACCCCCCATTCGAGGAAGCTTTAGCATCATTTCCGTATTGCTCTGGCTTTAAAGAGCTATGCAGTTCGGGCTTATCAACAGGATGAGGAGGACAATAACATTGGACCCCTCCGTTCTTTTTAGCCAAATACCCCAACTGTATATCCTCTCCGTTCTCTAAGGTAAGGGGAGTCTCGCTCCACATATGATTTAAATCATCTCGTCTCATAAACCATGCGTGACCTACAAGATCCACGGGCTCAGTAAACTCGTTTTGAGTAGGCCAACCCATCCTGCGATGCTGCACATAACTCCTGCTTTGAAGGACGCAACCAGCCCCACCTAAAATACCAGGAGTTTCCTCCATTGTATTTAGGCAATTTTCAAACCACTTTTTCCCAGGAATAGTATCGTCATCAAAAAAAGCAACATAATCAGTTTGAGCGATAAGCCCTATTGCAAACCTAGCATGGTACTTACAGTTTGTATCAGACTTAAAGACCTTGTCTAGTCCAAGATTATAAAATTTAGTTTTTCTATTCTCCTTCGTACTGTTAACCCACAACCATATACTCTCAGGAGGAATACTTTGTGCTCGAATAGCCTTTATTTGCTCTTCCAGATACTCTGGTCTCTTATAGCAATTTAGGATTACTGTTACAGATCCAGACATTCTTCCCACCTCTCCCATATTTCATCTTTTGTAAGGATGGGCTGTTTGTTAGAGGCTCCTCGAAAGGGGATCCCAGCAAGCTTACACTCAGCCTCTACGAGCCCGTAAGTCTCTCTAAGGGAGGAGTGGTAGACACAGGAGATCTTCCCGTACAGAGCGTTACGGTCGCTCTCATGACCCATGAGAACAGCCTCTCCTCGTTCTACATAGGGCTTGACCTCTTTATCAAAATAAGGCAAGTCTGTGATGTCACCAAAAAGAAATACTTTTTTATAGCCATCATCTAATGCAGCCTGAATAGAAAGGTGGGGTTGTTTGTGAAAATCAATACTCCCTATCACTCCTGCTTTATTGTTTTCAGGATCCTTCCACTTTATGTGCTCTACCATCGGAGGAATAATTACCGAATTATGCTCAACACCGTGCCACTCTTTTTGCAACTCACTCACATACTGGATAGTGTCATATGTGGTAATTTGATCTGAGGTTAGGTCAGACAACGGAAATAAATTGGTTTCATGACAACTAAGAATATGTTGTCTCCACCCACCTGGAGTATTAGGTACATTCAAAAAATGGGATATTAAGATATCCTCAGGAGTAATAAGGATTTTGTCAATCTTCTCCCCCTTGCATTTATCTAAATGATAATCCTGAGGTCCGTAAAAAGTACAATTTACCCCTTTAGAATTTAACAAATTCGTTAGAGCTATGTGGTGTACCGTCGAGCCACCAGGGTTCGACCACCCACTCAAAATCTTAACACTACTCATTTATTAATTTTTTGTACAGATCTAAGCGGTCCTTGACATTTTTATTCATATCAAAATTCTCATCTGTTATCTTTTTAAGATTGCGGCCCATCCTTTCTCGCAACTTTTTATCCTTAGCTAATTTCGTCAAAATCTTAACCCACTCTTTGGTTCCCTTATCAGGATCTATCAAAAAGCCAGTCTCCCCATTCACAATCCACTCGTCATAGCACCCTACATTTGAAGCAACTAACGGAATGGCATATCTCCCACACTCCGCAACTTTAATCTCCGACTTAGAATCATTAAAGGGATTCATTTCGAGAGGAGCCACAGCAATATCCATATTCGTAAAGAATTGTCCATACCTGTCAGCAGGAAGAGCATAATTAATAGTGAAATTTGGTTGGCCTTTAAAGCCCCTCATGATAATGTTTTTATAGTTCTTCCAAACCTCTATTTGCCAATCATCTTCTGGGGTGTTAGGAGGAGGTGCCCCATAAAAATCCCACCTTACATTCTCTCTCCCTGCTCGCTGATTAACCATTTGAGGGACACCTGCAAAGTACTTTACGTCCTGCTCATGGTGGATTCCTCCTGCCCAACCAAAGCGACAATAATTCTTCTTAGTCATTAGTCGCTGCATATTCCAGGCAGGCAGGTTATAATCCACACAGTTCTTAATCACAGCTAAAGTGTGTCGGCAAAAAGGCTTTATCCTTTCTGCAAACTTCCTCTGGGTGACGGTAACTAGATCAGAGTTATTATAAATAAACTTAGTGATTTCACTAAGACCTTTTTCTTTATAAACTCCGTAAAGCCTGTGCCCTTCGTACAGATCTGTCAGTAGGTCATCCGTATCATAATGGACAAACTTATCAAACTCCTTGGCCTTTCCTACAATCCTTGCCGTGTAGTTTCCTCCGAAGTTGCTCAAGTTACCAGTAACAACAACATCACACCACTTTAGATTTTCATAGTCCCAACCCTCTTGCCAGCGACCAGTCTTCTCGTCTATTCCTAAAGGGTTCTTATCCCAGCGCACCTCTACTTGGTCAGGATACAGTTCTTCCAGCTTTCTATACGGTGCGATAATTCTATAGTATGCACATCCTCCCTCATTGGCGGGAGCAGCCAGTATTTTTAATTTATCACTCATGGTAAAAATATAGGAGACACCTGAATAAGATGTCTCCTTATTATAGAAGGACTATGTAAGAACTTAGCTTTGAAGTTTACTAAGGTAATCGCCGTCTGAAACCTCCTCTGACTCAGGTACGGTCTGTGATACACCCTGCGTAGGGGTAATGAGGCTTTCCGCTACTTGCTTAAATGCCTCATATTCCTCCAACTTAACTAGATCGTGGATCTCATGGAGACTGTCCATAATCTCTGCCACTTCTGAGTTAGACCCCAAAGGAGATGCCTTGGGACGAGGCTGGGACTGGTCGTACTTCGGCCACTGTCCATCCATCTCCTTAACGATTTTAAAATCATGGCCCTCTTGAGGATCGGTAATATCTCCAAAATCTTCATCAAGCATAGCTCCAACGATTTTCTTGAAAAGAATCACTCCGACCGAAAGGATCTTCACATCACCACTGTCACGATCTAGAACGTTCATGTAGTAGCGAGCACGGGGCTTGATTTGACGGGCCAAATCTTCATCCTCTTTTCTGCCCGTTTTCCACAAGCCAAAATACACATCACAAATGGGGCAGGGCTCCCCGTGAACCTTACGGCAGTGATGATTTTTCACATTCCCATCAGGCCCAGTGATACGGTGGATTTTAGTCTCCGCATAGAATTCCCTATCCTCGTCCTTCCAAGGAAGAATCCGAACAGCGTTACTCCCTTCGGGAATTTGATAGAACTTCTTAAGGAAGTCCGAGTTTGAGTTACCCGCTTGGGGGTTGTTAAGTTGCTCGTGCTTGGCACGAAGTTTATTGAGATCAATAGCCATAGTTTTTCCTTTAGTTAGTGGTTAGTTAATGATAGTGATATCACTTGTATAATTTGGTTTCTTCTCGTTTATTTGCTGACACCTGTTGCAGCATATCTTTTTTCTGCTCAAGAGCCCGAACGAGGCCCTTGAGGAGTTCGTATTTGAAGACAGCGTCATCCACAGCAGTCTGTCTTGCTAGGTACTGGTCGTTTGTGAAAACTCGATCATCTAAGTCTTTTGCGGTGAGCTTGACACGGGACTCACGCTTGGCCTCCTTGCGAAGCTTAGACATGAATCGAGTTAGTTGGACGTTGCGTTCTCCTACCATCTTCTTAGCCATGCTCATCAATCCATAATAGTAGGAGTAAATGGATGCTTGTCGAAACATCTCATTTTCTACTTCGTACTCGTTGAACTGAACGAGAGCATCACTGATATCTTTGTAGTTCTCCCAAGTAAAGTCTTCAAGGGACTCAATTAGTTCATGCATATTTTAATAACCCATAGATGTGGAGCCTGTAAATCCTGCTACTGGAGTACCCGTCCCTTGGCCTGCTCTCAGGTGAGGGAAAAGTGCAAGGTACTCCTCTTTGTCTAATATATCATAGAAGCCTCCTGGATTATATACGAGATAATCTCCAGGATTTCCACGCTTATACAATCTTCTAGGATTGGGCTGTGTCCCTAAAACAATTCCAAAAGGAATGGAGTAATAAAAATACGTAGCTCCATCGTCTCGGTGCATCCCACTGTTAAAGTTTGTGTTTGTAAAAGTCCAGTGCCCGTTTTGGAGAACTACTACTCTCGTTGGCCTGCTAGGGTAGCGGGGAAATATATCTATAAGTGCTAAGTCTTTCATGCATCACCTCTTTTAATATATAGCTACTCCACCGAATTAAGCGGAGCTTCTCCTTCGGTCATACGAAGAACCGAGTAATCAATCTCCATAGGGACGATGAATCTGGGGCGACCATTTCTAGACTTAATCACATACCCTCGCATCGAGCCATTATCAAACTCCTCCTCAGTTTGATTTAAAGATAAGGCAAAATCACAAGTACGAATTTTGCCATAAGAATCCCCAAGCTCGGCGTCTGTAATAATCTTCACCATCCTTCCTTGACGGTTGGTTTGTGTAGCGGTCCAGATAAGGAGGTTATACTCCATAGCTATTCCACGTAGCTCTTCTGCGATCTTTTGCTGTGCATGGTACTCTTGCTGTATGTCTCGGGTAGGACGCATAAGCTCTAAATAATCTACAATTACAAGATCAGGAACAAACTCATCGTAGTTCTGGAGTTGCACTAAAAGATTCCGCACCGTATTAATTGAAGCTTGGCTTGTGGGGAACTCCTTGATAACTAACTCACTTCCAGGGAATTGCTTTTGGAAAATCGTTAGGCGTTCTTTCACGCTTAGGTGAGCAGCCGAGTCCTTTAACTTTCCTTGAGGAATGAGAGTCATTACAGAGTCGAATCTCTGAGCGATCTTATCCTCACTCATTTCTAAGGAAACGTAAAGAACCTTACGTCCCTCCATCATGGAGTGAACTCCCTGATTAACTAGAAAGAGAGACTTTCCTACCCCTGGAGGAGCTACCACCATAGCCATCTCTTTAGACCCCAATCCTCCCTCTAAGGACTGGTTGATAGAGGGCAGAAAAGTTCGATACTTCTCCTCTGTCTTCTTATTGAATACTCTATCCCATCGGTCAGTAAAATCAGAAAAGTACTCTTGTCCTGTATCAACATCTCTATTAATCAGAAGAGCCTTCTTTACTAACTCCTCAACCTCCTCAACGCGATCCTCTTGAATCAAGCTGATGCTTTTGGAGATTGCAGACTTCATCGCCTCCTTCTTCGCAAAACCTTCTACTAGGTCTAGCATATAATCTTGGTTGCTAACCGTAGAAGTATCGAGGTTGTTGATGTAAGCTAACTCATCCTGATAATCAGAGACGTTCTCTCGTGCTGTAAGCTTACCTTTTACATCCTGTAGGATGAAATCATCAGTAGGGAGTTTGTGATACTTATCGTAATGCTCCTTAACTACCGAAAAAATCTTCTGATGACTAGGAAATTCAAAGTAATCAGGGTTAACTAGGTTAACGATCTGGAGGTAAAAATCTTTATTGGACTTAAGAAAGTAAAGAATACCTCGTTGGATATTCTCACTGAAGTCGTATGCCATGGTATATTAACCTTGCTTGGGGTTCTTGGTAATGTCTAGGTCGTAGCCCTGTTTGTTTGCTTTATTATAGGCATCTTGGGTCAATTTGTCGCACCTCTTTACTTTTTCTGCGCTCTCTTTGTCTGTCAATTTCTTTACAAGACCGTCCCTGGCTAAAGCATCATAATTAAAGTTCATAGCCTTGTAGTGTCGGTCATCTAAAATTCTTTCACCAGTCTCTTTGATTGATCTCCTAAGAAATTTGTCGGCTGAGGTTTTATCGTATCCCTTCTCTTCAAACTTCTTGTACCGCTGTCTGACGGTGTGGAAATCCCTGGCTCCTTTCGTTTTGCCGTAGTTCCCACACCCATTATCCCCAAAAGATATAGCGGGGATCTGATTTCCGAAATACCTACTACAATCCTCCTCACAGAGGGGGCAATCGTTAGTCTTAGGGGCGTGCCCTACGGCTTCTTCTATTTCCCACGAAACATTACATTCTTTACAGGCGTATTCAAATCTTGGCATTTCTTATCCTCTCCATTCAAGTAACCCATATATCGCGCAGGAAAACAAACAGGCGTATAATATAGCCAGTGCGATAGTTTCTCGGGTTACTTGGTCATTCCTTCTTTTAAACGGGGGTCTCCCTCCAGAATTAAATTGATTACCCACCGCAATCTCCTCCTGCTAAGGAACAAACGTCTCCTGCTTGAACCTCTTGTATTTTGCTTTTCCCATCCTCCATATATTTAGCTATATTCTCTTCCGTAAGGGTAATAGCTTCTAAAGGCTCATTACCCTTAGAACCTGCACGGTATACAGTAAGACCTTTGAGGTACGGAGCATAATCCAACGCTGCTTGAGAAAAGCTTTCAGGCGTAGCATTGGATGGGAGGTTAATTGTTTTTGAAATGCAGGAGTCGATGTACTTCTGAATCGTCGCCTGTACTTTAATGTGATCGGAGGGGGGAACGTCATAGGCTCCGACAAACGGATCCAATGCTTTTCCTTTGTCGTAATACTCTTGGAATAACGGATCGACAATTAACTGCTCCTTCCAAATGTTATTGTTACGGTATCTTCGGTTATACATGGCTGCAAAGATAGGCTCAATCCCGCTGGATATACCGTGCAGCATAGAAATTGTTCCGCAAGGAGGGATGGTGAGCATGACAGCATTTCTAATTCCGTGACGCTTAACGAGCATTCGTATTCTGGCGGGTAAAGTTCTTGCGAAATCTTCATTTAAATATTTTTTGTAGTCGAACTCAGGGAAGGGCTTCTTATCCCGTGCGAGATAGATAGACTGTTTATAAGCCTCATCTCGTATGGTAGCAAAGAGTCGGTCTAAAAACTCTAGGCACTTTTCGCCACCGTACTTAATCCCTAATTTAATAAGCATATAATGTAGACCTGTTACACCTAATCCAACTCGCCTTGACCTCTCTCCCACTCGCCTGCAAGTATCCGTAGGGAACTTGTTAACAGTTAGCACATTGTCAAGAAACCTAATTCCTGTTCGTACAGTCTTGGCTAATCTTTTCCAATCCACGTTGCTACCATCCTCTAGGACCATGTTGCTTAGGTTTATGTTACCTAGGCAACAGTTACCGTAGGAAGGAAGAGAGATTTCTCCACATGGATTTGTGGCATCTAATCTTTCAAAGTAAGAAACATTAGTATATTTATTCGCCAAATCTATATTAAAGATACCAGGATCTCCAGATTCTACCGAGTTTTTCCAGATCATATCCCATAAGTCCCTGGCTTTAATATCCTTACGACCAAGACAAACAAACGTATCTTTCCAATCTTTTTTATAAAAATTCTCAGCGCGAGCAAGAGCATCCTCCTCATCTAGGCCAATGACATAAGTAACATCATCATTGTTGCGAAGCATTTCGTAGGAATGGTACTCCTTATTATTAAAAGTGAAATACCAATCTTCCTCCAATTCAACAGCCTCAAGGAACCTGTCCGTAATCGCTACCGAAATGTTGAAGTTATTTAGCTGCCCTTGATCTAGTTTGACAGATAGGAACTCAAGAAGATCAGGGTGAGTGATATTAAGTATACCCATAAGAGCCGTTCTACGATTTTTTCCTGCTCGTACATGTTCACCTACTTCATTAATCATTTGCAGTACAGAGACTGCACCTGGGGCTGAATTCTTTACGCTCCCAATGTGGTCCCCACGGGGACGAATCTTAGAAACATTAAACCCTACTCCTCCACCTGCACAGGAGATTTTATACATATCCTGTACAGTTTTTCCAATGGAGTCCACACTGTCTTCTGGAATAATAACATAGCAATTAAGCAAATTATGATTCCCACGGTTGCGACCAGCACCATAGAGGATTCTACCACCCGGAATAAAGTCCCCAGACCCAATAGCTTCATAAAAGGATTTTTCGACTCGTTCTTTATCTTCATCTCGTTCTGCGGAGGCGACTGTTCGCGCCACAACTTTGGCTCTTTCTGCATATTTTGTCTCGCCTGGATAGGCATACCGTGATTCAAAGATCTCTTGTCCGAGTTCGTTTAGTTGTGTGTTTGCCATTTATTTACCTAGTGTTGATGTACCTTTGCTCTTTGTTATAGTCAGCGTCTTAACATTATCCATTAAAGATTTAAGATAATTATTATGTGTAATAACAAACAAAGTCTTCTCTTTCTTTAATTCAGACAATAATATATAGAGCCCGTCTAACCCGTCTTGATCCAAATTCTCAGCAATCTCATCAAAGAACATTAAGTTGCTTTCGTCTTTTGATGAGAGGGCTAACAGTTTTTGCAAGCCTAATAGCACAGCTAAATCAATCTTTCGCTTCTCTCCTCCTGACAAAGATATATAATGCACTTCTCGTCCTGCGTGTGTGATAGTTTCTTTTAATTCTTCGTTAAATTCTATAAAGAACTTTCCTTTAGAGAGATGCGACAAGTAAAAATTTACTTTTCCATTCAGATAATTTAAAATATTTCTAATAATATACTTGACCAATCCTGCTTCGGAAAAAGCCTTTTCCCAAAACCTCATAATCTCGTACTTATTATTGTAGTCCTGTTTTATATCATGAGCCCTCTGAATTTTTTCTTTGGTTTCTTCTCTCAACCCTTCAAAGGTGTCCGACTCCTTCTTGAGTTGGTTGTAATCAATAACCTTGTGATACTCTGAGGAACTGATAGGAAGAGGCGTGATCTGAGCCTCGCTGCTGGTGATCTCCTCTTCTTGCTCTGCCACAATCTGCTTTGCGTAATCTAAATCCCTTTCGAGTTGCTCGGGGGAGGCTCTCTTCTCTACAGGTTGGCCGCATTCTGTGCAGTAGTCTAATTTCTTGGGGTTTTTTAGTTTGATTCGTAGCGTCTCAACATCAACAGTAGAATTATGTATCTTCTTTTTTGCAGCCGCTATGTTGTCTCGGTTAGATTTGTTACTTGTCTCTAGGCTGATTACCTCTTGAAGAGACATAGAAAGCGCAGCCTCGTCATACTTACCCTCTACCTCTTCTCTTAATTTAGAGAGATCTTTTAATTTTTTATCGAAGGAAGCGATACTGATCTCATGCTCTGCGACAATAGCGTTCTGCTTCTTAATGGTCTGAGAGTACTGAGACTTTAAATATTTAACAGATTCTCTAAGAGCAAAAAGATCATCAAGATTTAGAAAATTCTTTATGATCGTTCTTTTGTCATCAGGCGTAGCGTTGACGAATCCCATAGTGTTCTGCTGTCCAAATACAGTGGACGCTAAGAACACCTTGTAATTAGTATTAAGGGTCTCATCAATAAGTTTCTGTGTCTCTAGTGCGTTCGCTTGGCTCCTATCCTCTCCCCCTACAATAAACCTTAAATGTGTAGGCTTCTTTCCTCGCTCAATAACCATATCATTATTAACGGTTATCCTCACCACACACTCCCTCTTGTTTTGCGAATTCACTAGAGCTTCTTCTGTGGACTTCCGTATAGTGCGACCAAAGATACCCCACACAACTGCTTCAATTAGGACGCTCTTTCCTGAGCCATTCGAGCCACCCGTATCTTTATTCTTCCCTTCTACAAGAATAACTCCTTTAAACTTATCAAAATTTAAAACAATATTTTTAACAGAATAAAAATTCTTAATCTCTACCTTGTTGATTTTCATAAATAAATTGCAGCCCTTCGTAAAGTTTATCCTTCCCTAACATAGTAGGGCTCGCATTAATGTACTCCTCTATAAGATGCTCACTAATTTCCATAACAGGATTATCAGGATCCAAGCTGCTCATTGGGAGTTTATCATCTAAGAGCGGCTTGTATTTTATTTCCGTATAACCTACTTTTAGTTTGTCTGTAAGATCAGACAAACTACTTTGATCTTCGTGGATAGTATTAACCATAATTCTTAACAATGTGAAGTATGAATCGTCATTAATCCACTCTAAATTTTCTTCAATCGTATCACAATTAATTACAATATGACGAGGCCCCCAATCCACAGACTTTAATGTTACCTCTCCATCCTCAAGGATAGCATAATAATTCTCCTTCAAATGCTCCGTGAAATTAGTGGAGTAAGGAGTCCCTAATAGCGTGACAAAGCCACTGCTGCCGAATCTGTGAATATGCCCAAGAAAAGTAGGGTTGTTAAAATCATCAAGAGAAAGACTGAAATCAGCATCCCCAGCAGAATTAAGGGAACCGCAATAACCGAAGTGACCGAATACAGTATACCCTTTAGGAGTGTTAACCAGGGCTTCTTTAATTTTAGATTCGTCTTCATAGTGAGGAATAAATGCTCTCTTCGTTTTGTAATCATACCATGTATGAGTTACTACATCCACAGACTTGCCTTCTAAAAGACTGAGGGCAGTAACGCCATCGTCAGACTTATTTTCGCTATCATGATTCCCTCTTATTATAGTAACCCTCTTCCCTTGAGCCACTGCGAAATCAATAACCTCTTTTAATGCAAGGAGGACGCGAGGGTAAGGCTTCCTATGCATCATCAGATCCCCCAAAAAGATTACATCATCTACGTCGGAGTGCTCAGCAATCAGGAATTTAATACTCTCCTGTTGGGCATGAAGAAGTCCATGAGGTTTGTTGTCGAAGTGGAGATCTCCGATTACTAATGTTTTCATACTACCATTTTTCTATAGGACACTCTTCTGTGAACCATCTTGTCTTTGTGGGAGTATGACATCCACACAAAGAACACCTGTCTTCTTTATAGTGAGGACATTCCTTACAAATATCCAACCTTTCTTCTGCAACTTTTGAAACTTTAAAACCACTTCTGACCCACCTATAAAGGGAGTAAAAAAATTGTCTGACTTGAGAAAGCTTAAGGTATCTTAAAGTGTAGTATATATATTTTAATTTTTCTTTTATATTCATCTGAAATATGTAGAGATTTCGTCCATATTTAACGCCTCTCCTGCAGCATTAAACTCTACGGAAACTCCGTCCCCAAAAGATCTTCCTACTTCAGCATCAATTTTTAATGGTACATCAAAATGGATATTAAAAATTGATCTAATTGAGGGGTAGTTTACCATCTCATTATAGACTATCTTTAGTACCTCAGAAATTTCTTCTTGCTCACAAATTATTTCTACACTATCATGAACAGTTGCTACTGGGCGAGCCGTAAGGCCGCGCAAAGTAAAAGCTTTAGCAATACCCAAAAGAGAAGTGAGTAAAATATCAGACGCTGTACTCTGGATTGTAAAGTTAAGTCCTTGTCGAAGAGCGCGATTAACCACTGATCTATCACGGGAATAAACATCAGGCAAATTCCTGCGCCTCCCAAATATAGTATAAGCATACCCATTACGCTTAATATATTCATTAACAAATTCCATATACTCAAAGATTCCAGGATACACATTTTTATAATTATCTATTATAGCTTCCGCTCGTTTCATAGGAATGCCCATTGTCTCACTGAGATTGAAAGGTCCTCCTCCGTATACGATAAGAAAGGATACCGTTTTGGCTATCTGGCGTTCTTGTTTAGTTACTTTTTTCTTATTGAACAGCAGTTGAGCCGTGTAAGTGTGGAGATCTGCGCCCTGATTGAATGCGGTCTGCATATTCCCCTCCCTAGCTATGTGAGACAGCACACGAAGCTCCATAGCGGCATAATCAATAGTAATGAATGCTTGTCCCTTCGGAGCTTTGAAAATGCTTCTGATGTTGGTCTCTGTGTCTCTGGGGAGAGTGTGGAAAGAGACCCCCATAGCTTTCTTAGCGGTGTATGCTGCGCAAGAAAGCCTGCCCGTAGTAGTACCATCAAATCTAAAGTCTACAAAAACTTTATCTTTCTCATTATACTCAATTGCTTTCTTAGTCCCTTGGATATATGTCTTAGCTAATTTCTCAGACTTCCTTAAATCAAGGAGCCCTTTTAAAAATTTCTTAGACTGTAGTAACTCTTCCGTAGTTTTGGAAGAGACCACAGACTTGCTAATCTTTTTACCTTCATCTCTATGCTGCCACTTACTCACGCTTCTTTAGCTCCTCATCTATGTGTTCTAAAAGTAATTTAAGTGTGGGCGCAGACACAGAAGGCTTCCCACTAGCAGTCTTATCAGGAGGGTATAATTCCATCCCTCCCTCCCGTGTATAAAGCACCTCAATAAGATGATTATTGGAAGAGAGGTTGTCTGTTTTCTGAACCCCCTTACATGAGTACAAAAGGTCCTCCTCGTCCATGTTCTTAGAGGTTAAAGTTCTGCCTACTTTGGTTAAGGTATCTAAATCTACGTCAAGACCTTCATATTCCATCTCTGAAAATACTTCAAGGGAGGGCATGATTACCTGCTCAATGAGCTTCATCATAGGGCTGTCCCCTAATTTCTCACAGATTAGGTCGAATAACTTAAGGGTAAAATAAGTATCCATAGCATTTCCTTCCGCACAATCGGAAAGACTTATGCTGGACCAATCAAAAGTATTCGGATTGTTTATGGTGAGCATTACTATATATTATAGACGTAGAAGGAGAATTTTTATGCCAACAGGACCAAGAACATACGGAAGCCAGATCGGGAGACCAATGAAAAAACTTCTTCTTATCAGCTTAATGTTATTTATAACTAGCTGTAGTACAATCAAACACGCTATTGGAGGTGCAGTTGGAGGAGGTGCTGTTGCAGCCTTTATACCTGAGCCAGCAGCCGTTGCAGCAGGGGCAGCGGGAGGGGTTATGGTTACAGAGATGATATTCCCCTCTCAAAGCCCTGCGGCAATCGTAGGGCAGGTAGCAGGCGCAGGACCCGTTCAGGGCAGCACCGCTTCTACTTTACATGAGACGGGTGGGCTCATTAAAACATTAGGTTACTGGTGGTTAATCCTTTTCGTATTCCTTCCACTCTTCAGAAAGAATGGTAGAAACTGGTTTAAGAAGTTTGGACAGATTCATAACACCGTATCCCAAGCAGATATTGATGCAAGGGACGATGAACAAGATGTAATTATGAAGCATAACGAGAGTAGGATTCTTGCACTAGAAGCTTTACTTAAAGACTCTCAAGCTCAGTCGGAAAGTAAAGCTTAACCAAATCCATCAAACTCTTAGGTAGGTTCTCATCTAGAAGGTGATGCATGATCTTAGTATCCCACACATTCTTAGTGTAGATTCCATGATTGATTAGGAACTTCAAATCAAACTTAGCGTTATGGAATACTTTCTTGCTGCGCGGGTTCTCTAGGATCTTTCTTAAGTTACTCCAAACGCCCTTATAAAAACAACTCCCCTTCTTGAAGGGACTGTCCTTATGATCTAAGGGAATAACCCAATTGGTTTCATGAGAAGAGAAGGCAATAGTCTGAATGTTATCTGTCAAGAAATTGAGGCCAGTCGTTTCAATATCAACAGCTAAAGTCTCATCAGTATCCTTCAGCATCTTCCCCAGTACTTCCACCTCTTCGATTTCTGTGAGGACTTTGTATTCGAGCTTTCCTTCGTGCGTTTTGCCAAGTACATATTTCTCATGCGCGTTTCGGATATCCGTTTCGAAGAGGAACCTGTGTCTAGGCTCTTTAGCCACAAAGTAAGGGTGAAAAATAGGAACAACGATACTAGAATGCCCACTGTCAGTTGTATACTCAAAAGATTTACCTCGTTTATCTGTAATGCCGCTCTTCTTAATTAGCATTTTCATAGCTAAGTTGCCGCAAGGAAGAATCAGCTTAGGTTTAATTTTATCAATTGTTGCCTGCAAATGAACGCGACATAAGTTCATATTATCAGGAGACATATCTGCTTCCTTAACACTAGGGCACTTCACTGAAGCAGCACAAGCGAAGTTCTCTTTATATGATTCCTTAAGTACAGCAAACTCTGGCTTCGTAAATGGAAATGTTTTTCCATAAGAATTCTTAAGAGAATCAGACAGAAACAGTACATCAGACTGTCCAAGTCTTTTATAATCCATGACCGAATGGCATGGTTTATTCTTACTTAAAATAGAACACCCATCACATAAGGGATTTTCAGGTTCAATTTTATGGTCAGAATAGATACTATCTAAATCAAACATCTATAATAAGTATATGGGAAATAAAAAATATTATATAGACAATAAGGAGTTCGAGGCACTCCTCTTAGCTTATAAAGAAAATCCAAAAGAAAATGAGGATGAGTTGGTAAAAATGTTCGACCTTCTAATAACTAATATCATCGGATCATTCAACTTTAAAATTGATCCTGACGATGCTAAGCAAGATTGCTTTGCACTCATTTTAAAAATCATTAAAAACTTCACACCTAAGAAGGGGACTGCTTTTAATTACTTTACAACAATCATAGTTAATAATCTCAAGCTCTTGTATACTAAAGAAAAAAAATATAAACTAAAGATTGAAAAGTTTATAGAGATGCAATCTAAGAAACTTGATTAAGTTTAAGCATTTTATAAACATGGGGAAGGTAATCCTCTGAGAACGTTTGGTCTCTACGAAGTTGAATTAAGTGAGGAGTCTTATTTGTGTTATAGATAACAAAGCTATGGGGCATATTTAAACTATCAACAATATAAAGAGTCTCTCCTTCAGACCCAGTATATTTCTCCTTTAGTTTGGACAAGAGTTTTTCACACCACTTGTCCCACAAGGACACAAACAGGATGCTGCACCTCTTAGGATCTCGTTTAAACTTCCTAAGAACCTTATTTAAATCGTTCTCCTTTTGGAGAAACACTAAGTTATACATACTACTTATCTTTAAGACCTAATTGCCTAACGCCTTCTTCAGTCACAGGCGCACCTGAAAGTTCGGCTTCTAATTTTTCTGTCTCTGCTAGTTGGATCCTGCCATCTTCACCTTCTAAGACCGTGATGCCTGAACTCGCAAGCTCTTCTCGGTTCTCTTCCGCATACTTGCGGACCATATCTGCAAGCTGTTTATTCATAGACTCTACTCCCGTTAAGAAGATTGTCTTCATAAAGTCTGAGTCAGTAACCTCATCAGGCTTGCACACTTCAGCGAAATTTTTATAGGCAAGAGCCTCATCTTTATCTAAGTTAATTTGTAGTCTCATTCTGTCGTTTCTCCTCTCTCGGACCTTTATTTTCCAAGAATTAAAATCAAATTTGATCCCTTCAGTCGTAGTCTGGGTCATGGTATCCTATTATAGTGTAGAGGTTAAATTATGGAAGACAATTACGATATTTCTAAGCTGAAGAAAAAAAAGCGTGTGAACAGTAGGACTAAGGGTAGCACATTTGAACGCAAGATCAGCCAGACACTCAATGATAGGTTCAACACCTCAGAATTTTCGAGAAGTCCTGGATCTGGTGCCTTCGCTACCACCCACACTCTGCCAGAGCACCTTAAAATTTATGGGGACTTAATTACACCAGAGAACTTTAAATACTGTATAGAATGCAAGAAAGGATACAATAAGGAAAACTTATATAGCTTATATAATTATAGCAGTGATTTCTGGGGTTTTCTAGAACAATGTGAAAAAGATTCAGGTAAGTGTGATAAAATTCCAATGGTTATCTTTAAACAAGATAGACAACCTACACTAGCCATTATCCCTAACCATGTACCAACAAATAAGTTACAACAATACATAGAAATAAGTAAAGAAGAGCCTCCATGTACTAAACGAGTCTATAGAATATATAAGTTTGAAGATTTACTAAAAGATTACGATTCGTTCTGGCTTAATTAAGAAGAGTTTCTAATAGTTCCATCTGTCCTTTCATAAATTTATGAAGAGTATGAGCGTGGAGATTATCTGGGATCCCGTCTGGGTCTTCCCCTTTTTTACCTCCTCCAACTTGGTCAACCTCTAAAGTACTTTTTGTAATATCAAACTCAGTTCTTACATTTCTCATAACTTTCTCCGAATCATCATCACCTGTAGTCTTTACGGAACCTACAAAACCATTCCCGTCATCAATGGTCATACTAAAGCCTTTAACTGTTATCGTTAAATGATTATTAGTAATAGCTTCTTCAAACTTGTCGAAGATCTCATTCTGCCGTACTGCGTAATGTTTTCTTCCATTTTCAATAAAAATACTTTGAACTAAATCCCTAGCATTACCTCCACAAATAAAAGCCATCCGACACAAGGCTTTTTTACCATCCTTTGTTGTCGATAACTCCTTCATGGTACTTGCCATCTTCAATCTATGAAGTTCTACAGTAAGTTTTTGCCTATCCCTGTGAGTTCCCTTAGGAAACTTCCAATTTTTGAGAAGGTCTCCTATTTCAGAATCAGATATAGTATCCCATCCTAACGATCCTATCATATGTTTTACAGTAGCGTCAGCTTGCGAGCCCATACTATGCTCTACACCGTGTTCGTCAGTCCACTTTTGATCTCCATTAATATAAGTTTCAATGATTTGTAAATCTTCATCCAGCTTTTTTATCGCTGCTTTAGCTTTACCTTTGAGTGGGAATCGTCTATCTACTTCATCCATAAACGCATCATCTAGATGTTTATCCTTTTCTTGCTCCTGCTTGTTAAGCTTACCTAGCATTAACTGCATCAGCCTAGTAATCCTACCAATCTCCCCCACCTTTGCTGTCTTAGCATGACTGTAAAGCTTCTGCCCCATCTCCATGATGTGAATCTCCCCCTTCTTGTTTGCTTTAACCCCAGCAGCGTCAAGTGATGCCTTTGTTTTCTCTGGATTTTCAGAATTATTTATAAACTCTTCTCGGTCTACTGCATAAGTCTTTGTATTTATAGCCTTCGAAGCCTTCTTCGCGTGGGCTGCGTCCCTAAACACCATGAACTGATCTGCCCTGCCTCCTGTCGTGCTGGCTAGTCCGTTGTGGACGTAGGCAGCAGGGTTGACTTTATCGAGGAAGGGCTTCATGCCTTTGTAATAATCAATCAAGAATTTTCGAAGAAGAGGATCTCCTTTTGCGTGAGCTTGGAATAAAGCGTCTTCCTCTAATCCTAAGTCGTTAGCTAACGCTTCATCTATACTAGCAACCCTCTTCACATCATCCTCTACGATAGCTTCCTTTAAGTACTTAGCAATCTCCCCCGCCTTTTGTAACTCTGCTAAGAACGCCTGTAGCACAGCAGACTTTTGTTTTTTGGTTCCTGTCCCTACTAGGTTATGCATAGCCACCATAAGACCTGAAAGCCTTTCATGAAGAGTACCCTTTTTAGCGTTGAGCCCTGCCGTCCCTCCCTCTCTAAGATCTATAGTGTCAAATAATCCCGCTGAATACTTAGGCTCATTTTCACACCTTGCCTCAGCCTTCGCCATAGCTTCTTTAAACTCAGGAGATTGAGCAGGAATAACTATTCCTTCCCCACTTGTGGCTCCATAAAATACTACTCTCTTATTTCCTCCCTTACCGATCTTCTTCCCACTATTGCTTACTGTCTCAGTACTTAAGGCTATTGATTTAGAAAATGTATCACAAATATCAGGGTCATTCTTGAACTTAGCTGGATCATTAGCGAAATCGAATAAACGCTCTATAGTTGCTAATGTATCTATAACTAAACCAGGAGCAGCCTCCTCAGTTAAAGTAATTTCTAACGAAGGATCATCTCCCTCTTTTTGAGGGTCCACAAACTGCTGCTGTATTTTGGTAGCACTTAAGAGCGCAGCTAAACCTCCCCTAGTCTTTCCGTATACTTTAGAAAATGCACTTTTATAACAACTCCTTTCGATATCCTCGGCATTGCTATCAGGAATAGGAACATTAGGGTTATCATCTTGATAGTTATCTCGCAGAGTTGTCTCGCAAAACTTTACATAATGCAAGTAAATCTTATGCAACCGCTGCTTTATATCACCTAAATCAAACTTAGTCCCTGCCAACTCAGCCTGAGCAAAACGTTCTGGGCTATCTGGGGCCTCTCCTGCTGCATTAGCAGCCGCTCCATCGGAAAAGTACCCTATTAACTGGCTTTTCTGAGGCTCAGGCATCTCATCAAAGTTGCCATTGGGAACCATTACACGAGTGTTTCTACCGAACCCAGTCCACAGAACAACGGTCTCCCCATCTTCATTTTTATAAGCGAAAGGAACCTGCTCGGCTGTTACTTTCTTCTTTGTGCTTTTAAAAGCATTTTGATCGAGAGGAGCCGCTCCTGTTGAAACACCTTGAGGATGCATTACTAAGGATCTAGCTGCTTCTAGTGCGTTCGCATTAACCTGCTCCTCTTCCTGCTCAGTTAAATACCTAAGTTTAAATGTCCTCTTCTTTAGAAGAGAGTAGCTTGCTAGAAGTTCATTAAAATAATCCATACATTATTATAGGCAGAGAGAAAGAAGCCCAGTCTAATATAGTACAACTAGACTGGGCTTGTAAACAATATATCAACTACTTATGCAGGTGGGTTTGCGTAGTCATATTGGTGAATGAAATCGTATTTAAAATCTACTTCTAGTTTATGAAACTCGTTAGTTGAATAGTTAAATTCTGCTGCCTTCCATTGGATAGGCCAAACGCCCATAAGCTCTACGGTTGAGTGAGGTGTCATAGTATTATCAAGTTGAACAATCTCCATTCTCTCCGCTTTAAACCCAGGATTTGCTCCTCCTGGCCTAGAGTCTTGAGTCATTTCTCCCGTAATAGGATCGTAAATAGATTTGAAGTATCTCCAAAGATCACTGGAAGTTTCTCTTAAGTATAAGTTATCGAATGTAACTTTAAGGTCTTCTGTTTGAACCTTTCCAGGATAGTACAGCTTATCGTTTACCCTATCGATGGGGAGGTAAGTGGATTTGATTCCAATTCCATTAACTTTTGTAGCAGCAAGAGTAAGATCTCGTGTGTTGGTTACCGTGTCTGGAAGTCCATGAAAGTGGATTTCAAACTGATAGGATCTTACTGAATCAAGTTCAGTTGAAACTACAGGGAGTCCCTGTCCTGGTGTAATAGTTCTTTTGTAATCTTCCTTATAGTATGAGTATGTCATATATTATCTCCTTATAATTTTCCTAAGTCTGCTGATTGATTTGTAAGGTTAACCTCAAAGACTAAGATCTCAGCAGTCTTAGTAGGCTTAACAAGCACCTTTGTCCACATTTCGTTTCTATCAATTCTGATGGGAGTGTTAACGGTATCGTCACACACCACACGGAATTCGGTGATCCCTCTTCTTCTGCGGATGTCATCTAGGAAGGGGTTAAGAACACCTTCAATCTGAGACCAAGTGAATGCATCATTTGGTTCAAAGACAAACCGTTGAGTAGCAGCAAGGATTACCTTTCTTATATAGATCATAAGGCGACGAATGTTAATTCTATCCAAGGCAGTAGGACTACGTTGTGCAGTTCGTTGTCCGAAGATAGTAATACCTCGTTGAGGGAATGCTACTATGGGATTAACAACGTTGCCTCCGCTATAGAGACTATCTCTATCGCCTTGATTAAGTTTAACTTCAACCTCCGTAGGCTTAGTTAAGCGACCTCTGCGGAACCCTGCGGGAGCGAACCAACTGTCAGCGACCGTGTCTGTGAATGCCATCTGTCTAGCAGCATAAATCGTGGGATCATACCACCTATCTTTAGAATCAAATACACTAAAGACTTTAACATGGGGGTAGTATACCGCAGCGTAGGAACTATTAACAGCAGCAGTCCGTGACCCAGCAGTAGAGGCTGATCTACCGTTGGTCCAATCAATTGCATCTTGAGGAGTTCCAATTCCGTAAGGAGGAGAGATAAGAGCGAGGAAATTTTGAGTTTTCTCAGCCAAAGTGATTAGATTGTTCTGCACACTCTGGTTGTACACTCCTGGGACTAACGCAATACCGATGTTGAGAACGTCATCATCTAGGGCTTGCATCCCCGTTTTAGGAGTTACAGTAGCGTCTCCAATAAGAGCGGTGTTATTAGTTGCCGCTGTTCCTGTTCCGTCATCCCCTCCTGCCATGTTATAGGTTCCGTCAACCATTTTAATCCACCTACCAGTAGCGTCTGATCCCGCATCTGTGTAGTTTTCGGTAGCAGTTCCTTGTCCAGTGGGGTTAGCTGCTGGCTCTAGCCATTGTGTCTTCGCTGTATATCCCCCTGCGTAAAGATCTGTAATCTGATCGGAGAATTGATTTAATTTTGTAGGAGTCGCGTCTTCTCCACCTCTTTGTACATTTCCTTTAATGATTGCCGATTTAGGGTCAGAAGCTCCTGTATTAATCACATCTTCAATGAAGCTTCCTGAAGCGACCATACTTGCCTTAAACTGCTCTGCAATAACCCCATCTTGATAGATGTTTACTGCAAAGTTATCAGCACCAAAACTAGTAATAGTAACTTGGTTTCCGCTTACCGATCCACCTGTAGTGGTTCCTTTATTGTAGCCTGCTCCAGGGTAGAAAGAGTTCGCTAAGTAAGAAGCACCACTAGCCTCACCAGAACCTGCAAGATATGTACAACCATATGCTCTAACTGAGGAACAAAGCATGGGAATATCTTGTGTTGCACCATAGTTATTAATTCCACTTGTAGCACTAACAGGTACCAAAGCACTTAAACCTACAGTATATGAACTATCTTGGTATGCAGATACGCCGATGGAGGCTCCTGATCCAGCCCAGGATCCGACAATGGCTCCCGACATATCCAGCCCTGCCTGATCCTGACCGTCTGAGAACACTCCCACAGGGTCCGCATCTAAATTTCCACCAATAACTTTCTTTAGTGCTTTTGCTTGGGATGCTCCAGTGGAGCCTGCAGTAATTGTTCCTGCTGGAACGGCAAAAGCTTTTGGACCGTTATCCCAGTAAGCAGTACCACTATTGTTGTACGCTTGAATCTTAAAGTAAATGGAGCTTCCAACACCAAAAGCGTCAGTATCAATATTGGCAGTGAGGGCACAGCCAGAAACAATAACGGCAGGACATGACCCGAAAGAGACTGTTCCAGACGCATTTGCTGCTGCTGAGGTAGCTGCTCGTACAAAGTACACTGCATTTGTTTGCTCTAAAATTTCAACAGCGCCTTCCAATCCTTGCCCGTAAACACCTTCCCCAGGTCTTCCAAAAGTATCAATAAGATTGTTTTGGCTAGTGATAAGGGTTGCTTTGTTAGTAGGACCTTTATTAGCAAAACCAACAATACCTACAACTGAGGTATTAATAGAAGGTGCATAATCAGAAATGTCCTTTTCAATTACATAAACGCCAGGGCTAACAAAATTTGCCATAATTTACTCCTAAGTATTGGAAATTTTAAACATCTTATTTCGATGCAGTGTTAAAATTTGTTCTGAAATGTAAGAATCAGGAACCACTATACTTTCTCCTGGTCTTAACCAGTGCTCTTGGCATCCTTTTTCTGTGCTAAAATAAATCGTAATGGATTGAAGACAATCATTCTTTACTTTTTTCATATTCTTAATCTCCTTATTATCTACCCACCCTAAGTGGTTTTAGTGAAACTTTTTTTTGTATATCATTCCCCTACCATAACAATAGGTTCTCCTGCAGGGTTTGTTTTAGCAACACAGTGGGGACCACATCCAGGTGAGCCACAGCAAGTGTGAGGAGCTACCCCGTCTCCAGTTAAAGAAGCCTTAGACCCTTCCACAAAAACTGTGCTGGATCCAGGCCCCTTAATAATACCTAAGGCAGTGTCAACGCCTACCCTGCTTGCTCCCTTTCCATTAACTATTACTTTACTGCTCCCTGTCTGGGAATGTCCACAAGTGGCAGCAAGACTTAGTGTTTCTATAGGTTTCATATTTGATTGGCCTGTATTTTGACTTTTTCAAGTCTTCCTGTGGAGGTAATTAAGAACTTAGGATTAGGAATATAGGTTTGCACATGGATTGTAATAGTTTTCTTAAGAACTCTATCTTCCTTATCCCCTGCCGTCATCTCTCCTACATCCTCTTCACTTTCTATGTACGCTTTTGTAATAGTTCCTTGAGAGGTGGGGACTTCCATACAGGGGTTAAACTTTAACCTAACCTGCTCTAATATTTGATCCATATCCGCATTGTACTTAGTCCAAATATGTAGGGCATACTTAATAGTTACTGCTCTAGGAGCAAGACTTACTACTCTAAAGGCCCTATTCTTATCATTGTCCCACCATTTTTCGCTAACAATTAACGAATCATATCTTCGTCTTTTTAAATCATTATCACTAATAGTTTGAGCAATTGATAAAATAGGTAGAATAATATTGTTATCTTGTTTTAATTTTGCTATTGCCCGTTCTGCATTAGCATGGATACATAGAATATTTTTAAATTTATCTTCTGCGTTTATGTACCCTACATCATTAAAAGATGAGATCATTGTTCGTAGAGTCTCTTTGTACGTATTTGAAATATTAAGTTCAGGCTTTGTTAGTTTAAATAATTCTTTTCTTACCCACGCTTCTCTATTTCCCCATTTGTAGCTGTGGCTTTCTATATTATTAAAAGCACTTAGATCTAACTCGGGAAGTAAATTATTCGTATAGCCCGCATTCAAAGAAGAGGCATAAAGATCTAAATCAACCATTACTTAAGTTTCCTCCTGCATAGCCTCCTAAAGGATCACTCATATCTAACAGAGGCTCTTCTTGAATCTCAGGAGCATCACGGAGAAGCCTAGCGGAACACACTAAATGATAAACGCCATAAACCTCAAAGCTATCTTCAACAACTTCAAAGATCTCATACCGTTGATCTTGAAAAGCAGGTTTTATAACGTCCCCAGAGATTAATGGTCTCCCCAGTTTACGCTCAACATAACTTTTATTAAAGGTAAACACTTGATCATTGGTTAATTCAATACCAAACTGAGTTAAGTTCTCACTCATTGCAATAGGTTCATAATACCCGTGAACAATTAGAGGTTCTGTAGCGATAGGCTTATTACGAGACTCCATATAAACAGGATCAAAATCATCATTTTGATAATACTTATAAAGATAAAATTTTGATCCTGCAAGACGAATCATTTCATCATCAACCAAATTAAACAGATTTATATCAGCATTATTCTGATCAAATAAGCTGAGTAAACTGTCCTCACCATCGAGGTCAGGCAACTGAGGTATATCAGTTGTTGCTTTGAAATTATTTTTCACTACTTAGGTTCTTCTCGATCCGCTAAAGCTCTTTGCTCGCTTCGTTTTAACTTAGCACTAGGTACTCCACCTTGCCCATGTCTACGGGTTTGCGTTTGTCTAGAAGTTTCTCCTTTCGTGCCATGCCTCTTATGCTCTGCTTCACGCCTAGCTTTATTGTAAGCTCCTTGTTTTTTCCTGGGGTCTTTTTCAGCCTTCGCTGCTTCCGTACCATCGTCTTTGCAAGCTTGACACATCTCAACAAAAAGCTTTCCAATATTACGGTACTCAGTATGGGACCGTATACTGAGCTTCGCTAGGTTTCCCTTAGTCTCGTCTCTCTTTAGGGTCCTATTCAGAGCCCTTTTATTACCAGCAGCTTGTTTTCCTGCTTTAATTTGGTTACGACCCGATTGTTCTTTTCGAGAAGCGGTGTCCCTTAAAGCGGTAGTTGCTGTAGCAGTAACATCCTTTCTCCTTTTGGGGTCAGGTCCTGGGTTTTTCTTTGAATGAGACTCAATATCGGAAGCAGCTTTTCGGTAAACCTTAGCACTTGCAATATCTTTGGCTGCTCTTTGTCCGTGACCATGTGCACTTATTGATTGACCTGCTTTCTGTCTCTTTTGAGCTTCTCCCTGTCTGCCTTTAGTTCCATGAAACTTTCTGCCTCTGGTCCTAGCACGGCTTTCAGGGCTTCTTGTTTCAACTAACTTGTTAACATATGCATTTGTGTAGTTCATTTGTGTTTCGTCCTCCATGGATTTATCTTTTAATTTTTGAGCAATAGCAGCTTCACCAGCCTTGGCTGCTGTAGCTCCGTGTTTCCTAACTGCGGCTCCTGCTCTACCTCTCAGCTTGCCTAACTTACTACCCTTTCTAGCAGCTTTCGTGCCTCTAACAGCCTTCCCTGCTTTAGCAGCATATTGTGCTCCCCTAGTACCTAAACCTGCTCCAGGGACTAGAGCGGCTGCATCACCTGCCATTTCCTTACCAAGCTCCTTTCTTCTTTCTGGGTCTTTTTCACCACTTCTCTGTGTTCCCGCAATCCCTAGTGCAGCAGCGTCTCCTGCGGCTCCAACCCCTGGAACCATTCCTGCTACTCTGGCAACTTCTTTAGTTCCACCTAAAACCTTTCGACCTAGTTTAGTTTTGTCTGCTTTCTGAATTAATTTTTTAGCAAGGGATTCGTCAACGTCTGTAATATTCTGCTTTGCTGCAAGTTCTGCTTTACGCTTCTCTTCTGCTTTCTTCTTTTCGGACTTACCTAGAACTTTTTTAGCAGCCATCCCTCCAACAGCCGCAACAGCCCCAGTAGCTAATGCTCCTAGAATTTCATCCATTCGATAAGCTAAGTCCTTATAAGCTAAGAACTTATGATCTCTGATGCTACCGTGCTCTCGCTTATCATCAGTCTCTTTTTGCTTGATTCCAACCCTACTTATGCGTGGACCTCCCCCTTTACCTGCTCTATTGTACTCTCCACTCTTAAGCTTCCTTGTCAAGTAAGTGCTTTTCATCCCTTTAGAAGGTTTAGTTTGTTTTGGCATTGTTATTTCATCCTTTCTTTTCTTTTCCGCTTTGTTGGCTTTGTCTATTGCTGCTTGATCTCGTTGTCTCTTTTCTTCTCTTCCTCTAGCAACGTCATCAGCGTGTTTCTTATTTGATCTATCACTTCTTCTTATTACTACACTATGCTTTCTTCTTTTTTTACCCTCAGGTGAGTTATGGTCAGTAGATAAGGA